CTCCAGTTCATCAAGTTTTTCTGAAACAAGACCAGTCAAATCAATCTGATTAACATCAACACCTTCATCATTACAATCAAGGATAAACTCCATGAATGAACCGAGAATGAGGCAAGCACGACGTTTATCATGCTTGGTGATAGCTGTATGAGGCATAGCAACGTAAGCAACAATGTGCTCGTAAAGTTGGTCGTAAGTCATTGGTAATCTCCATCCTCAAAGCTAAAGTATTCGTAGATTTCAGACATCACACAATCCTCAATGCGCTCAGTAATAGCACTTTCGGTGGGATTTTCAACATGTTTGTGTGCCAGTCTATAACCACGACGCACACCTTGTTCAATCGCCATCTCTAAGATGACACGCATTTTAACTTTCATTCGAATACCTCAAAGTCAGCAGTAATTTCCCAGTGGGAATCAGATTTATCACCAAAACGATTTGTGCCAGTGCGAGTGCTGACCCACATAAAGTATTTACGATTCTCAGAAGCGAGAAACAACTCACCTCCAGTATCCTGGTCTACAATACAAACAGGATTGCCTTCCATAATATTAGCAAGGCGATTCTTTGCCTTGCTACTCTTAGGTTTTACAATAACTTTTCTGACTTTTCTCATTTTTGTCGAAGAAAAAGAATGATAAAAGCAAAACTAAAAAAGGCAATAGCAAGTAGAAAAGAAATCCAAAGAGGAGACAGCACCCACCACCAAGACCAAGTAATATGTCCTGTGAGTTTCAGACCAATAAACAATACAGTCAGAAGACCAGGGAATCCGATACCACTGGAAGAGGAAGAATTGTTGTTAGACATGAAGTGTCTTTCGTTGTATGAATACAATATAACATCCATTAACAGAATTGTCAAGGGATGATTGATAAGCATTACTGATATGATTCTCCATAACGATGGTATCTGTTATAATTGCGTGGTGAGAATGTTAGAAAATCACAGCGAATCTCAAACCACTTCCAGCGGAATGAGAATCCTGTGAGTGAGCGACTACCGAAGCTAATTAGTAGCATTGGAAATATATCAGTGGCAGGGTATTCATCCCACTGAATGACAACATCCATCAGTGCGAAATGTGGATACCATCCAAGCAGTTGGAAATACCATTCGTGCCCGTAATCTTCGTAGTGGTAGTAGTTAAAAAGTTTCATTTTGGACAGTATAAAAAATATTTAAATTGGGCACCTAAATCTAGCCACCTCACAATCTCACACCCTTTGTATGAATCCACCACCTCAAAATTGCTTTGAGGTTTTTGTGATTTATTTTCTTTTTTGAAGACATAAAACATAGAAAGAAAGAATGTAGCAACTACAGCACCAAATAATACTGCTTTTTCAATATCAGATTTGTAAGTCATTTTTTTTTAATCCCAAGGTGCTTTACGATTCATAATTTCTTTAATTCTTTCTACCACAGCAGGGTCTGGTGGTTCATTGATTTGTCGCACAAGTTCATCGTATGCTTCTGCGGATACAATAATCCTTTCTGGTTCTTGCCCTAATCTCAACCTGCGTTCTGGACTGATAGTTGGATTGTAAGGGTCATCATAATCATAGATGTATTCTTGAAACCAACCAATACTCAAACTCTCCCAGAACTCACCATATCCCCATTCATCACCGTCATTATAACAGTCAAGAATATACAGGACATTACGAAATCCATCAAGGAAATCTTGCCACTTTGATTGAGTTTCAAATCTCATTCCATTCCTCATATCTGGTATTTATTTTACCACAGTTGTTGAAGATATTCAAGTGCCCTGTGCGACCATCCTCAAAATAGAATGCCATCCACACATGCTCACCTTCATCCATCACCTCGTAATGGTATGATTTAATGTTATCAAGAAGAATCTCGTCTGGATTATAAAGTTCTTTATCCATTATGAATAGTTAACGTGTAAATGTGTTTGCCAAGTAAATGCTGGTTGATCTTCACGAGCAATCATCTCTATAACATAATCTGGAACTAATTTACCATACTTGTTCAAGAATTCGTCTTGCGTGAGTTCATCAAATCCGTGCATATAATGATCGCAATCAACAAATTTTGCGAACTTTTCATACTCTCGGTCTCTATCATCAATTTTTTGATAGTTACGGCAGATTGTTAAGAAATAAGACCTGCCCTCACCAGTTGCACAGTAATCAATCACAAAGAAACGATAAAAAGGTTTGTCATCCATTCTTTTGGTTCCTCACTCTATTAAGAAATTCAGTTGCCTGATCATCCAATCCTTCAATCAAATCTTCAATATCAGAAATGGCAATTTCATTATACTCACGGTTGAGGTTCTCACAACGCAAAGCATCAATCATAGATTGAAATGCAATCATTTGTTGGTGTTCTGGTGTGATTGGTGTCCCGTAAGGGAGACCAGAACATTCCATATTGTAAAAGTCATTGTATCGTTGAAGAACACGATTACTTTTTTGTCTTCTTTCTGCTTCTTCAAGCATTTCTTCGTGTGTCATCTCAAGTTTTTTAATATTTGTTGTGTCCATTTCTTTTATTTTCACGTTGGTTGTTCTTGTTTTTGAGTATAGACTGTATCAAAAAGTTGATTCAAAATTTCATCACATTCCCAATATTCTGAACCATCATGAACACATTTTTCTAATTGATACCTACGAACAGAATTGTAAATAAGTTTGTATTGATTTGTTGTAAAATTCATAGTGTTTTTTTGTTACTGCAATCTAAAAAATAAATCCATTGATCACTTACACTTGTATACCTAACAACCGAACATTCATTATAAGTATCCACTACTTCAAATTTTGATATCGGTTTGTATGGAATTAAAATCTCTTTTAATGTTGCTACTGAAAAACATACCAAAAAAAGTATTATCAATCCAACAATTATTTTGTTTTTAATTTTTTCAAATTCTTCCTTCGTCATGATAATTTTCAATTTCGTTGGCAAGTGCAATCATATCATTTTTATCAATGACTGTCAAGTTATTCATTTTCTGAGCAACCATAGTTCTACAATGTTCTGTTGCTTTTTTTAAAATAACAGATATTAATTTATTTTCTGTATTTGCCCAGATATTTCTTTCATTCCAAATTTCATCTATTAATTTTTTAGCTCTATCAGTCATTTAATTCCACATCTTCTTCAAGATCTTTTAATTGTTTCATAAAATCTTCATCCATGGGATATACTTTTTCTTTACCAGTTTCAATATCATGCATCATTTTCATCAGATATTCAAGAAATTCTTTAGGATACACTTCATCTTCGCCAAGAGTTACCCAAAACCATTCAAGACATTCTTGTTCTGGATCTTCTACAGTTCTTAGTAGAGCATAATTCTCATAGTTTGATCCCATGAGATCTGCCCAGATTCGAAATGTTCCACGAATAGATTGCCATCCAGTCATCCAACAATGATCAATCCAGTATTCCCACCAATTGAGTGTAATGTTTTGTTTATCTGTTGCCAATACTTTTTTAGTATAAGTCATTTATTAGTCAGAAGCTCTCCAAAATTTTATGGTAGGTGGCGATTGATATTCTTCAATCATTTCTAAAATTGATTGGGCAGATTTTTTTGCATGATTTTCATCCCAGTTTTCTTTTTTTTGACCACTATTATAGTAGTCATATAGATATTGTTTGATGCTATCCATAAGTCTATCGTATCTAGTCATAAAAAAATTTGTTTCAATCGTGTTATTGTAGCTTAATCATTTCTATCTGTCAAGTCCTTCGAGTCAAGGTTCAAATCTTTCTCTAACTGTCTTGTCATTTTATTAATTCTTCTTTCAAAATTCCATTTTGTGATTGGATTTTTGGGATGAAAATTAATTAACCACCAAGCTCTTTTTATCTGTATCCCCAAAAATTTAAATTGTAATACAATGTAATCTGCAATATTTTTATCCATTACAATTAAATAACAGATAATTGCAAATACTGAAAATAGCGAGTAATAATAAATCATCAATTAATTTGCTTGTAAAATATTTAGGATTGATCTTCCCAATTTTCTTTTTCTTTTTTACGAAGCTTTTTGAGTTCCTTTAACATATCTTTAATTTCTTGATATGCAATTTCTGGCTTCATTTTATTGCTGATCTCAAGACCAACAATGTATTGCACTTTATCTCCAAAACGGGCAAGGGCACGTTCAAATTCAGTAAGTGTTTCGTACATAAGATTAATTAGCGAACATCAATAGCGGGTTGACCTTTAACAAAAATGGTATCGACAACTTCTTCCAGACAACGCTGAGTTTTCTTACCATAGTTTTTGAACACAGGAACCGTCACGAAACCTGTGGGTTTTCGGTACATTTCAAAATTACCTGCTTCAATTTTACCACAAGAAATGTCTTTTGCGTCATCTTTGTTAAGACGAATGACACGACCAATAGTTTGTGCCATTTCTACGATAGGAAGATTGCGAAGCAGAATAGTATGAGTCAGACCATGAACGTTGATACCTTCAGACAAGATGCTATAGTGGAAAATGATAAATTTACGCTCAGGATCTTGACCCCAGGTGTTAAAAGTATCGAAAAAAGTTTCACGATCTACTTTAGTACCATTAACATAAGCACCAAATTTACTGGTGATATGCAAAACATCATAGCCACGCTCGGCAAGGTCTGTGAGGACCGTGGTGCGTGAAAGCATCTGCCACAAGACTTTGCTACTGGGAGATGCCACAAGCACCTTCTGGGCGTTCCTAGAGTCCAATCCGTCGATCATATCAATTAGAATGCTATGATCGTTATCTGATGCATTCAATCCCTTCTGACGCTCGTAATCAACTTCGTGAATGTCAATAGTAGGTCGAAGAATACTTCCTTGAGAAACAAGTTCTGGTGCAGGAATATTAGCAATGATCTGTCCAAAAACAATTTTGTTATTCATTCCAGTACCGAGAGAAGAACGTCGATGCTTGGGAGTAGCAGTAAAATAATAATAATTAGTAGCATTACAAGATGCCACAGAATCGAAAAAGTCAATACGAACCGCATTGTGTGCTTCATCATAGTAAGCAACATCAATGTCAATTTCTGATTCATTAATACGACGAAGAGAGTTGTAGGTGGTAAAAATTAATTTATGATTATCAACAATTTTATCCCAAGCAGAAATCACTTTCGAGTCTGTTGTGTTTTTGTGGTGTGTTTCTCCACTATGAACGTGAAGAACGTTAGCATTATCAATAAACTCAAGAAACTCATTTGATAGTTGTTCGGCAAGAAGAATACGGGGAGCACAGACAACAATAGTCTGTGGAGTAGATGCCTCACGCATACGACGGATGGCATCATAAATCATCATAAGAGTCTTGCCAGACCCAGTGGGAGCAATAATCTGCCCAAACTGATGACGAATCATCGCATCAAGTGCTCTTTGTTGATGTGGGCGAAGTTTCATAACAAAAATCAATTACTCAGATATTATACACGACAATCAGATGGCTGTCAGTATCAAATGTGACAGTTTAAGATCTGGTCCAAACTTTATGAAACTCATAAACACAAAATGATTCCAATTCTATATGAACAATTTCACTACCTTGCCATCTAAACTTTAAAATAGTTTTTTCTGCCCCAGGAGAAACTTCAAAAATATAATCATATTGATCTTGAGTTAAAATGCCCAAATCAACAAAATTTTGATACAATTCTTTTTTTAAATTCAAATAATACGAAGCATCGCGTTTGAAAAAAATGTTGTTGTTATTGTTATCAATTGGTATATTAAACGGATTAATATTTATTCCAAAATTTTGTTCATTTTCCAAATCAATTAAATGCAACGGAAAAATATTTTTTGCATTTTTTTGATCTATTATAGTCTGCATTTCATTATATTTTTCTAAGGAAGAAAAGTAATCAATTTCAGACAATTTGGAATTTAATATAGCAACTTCCATAAATTTTCCATTTCCACCTTTTTCAAAGTAATTGGCGCCAACCAAAATAGGAATATTACTTTCGTGTAATGTTTTTAATAATGAATTTTCTGGTGTGTTATAAAAACCACCTAATATTCCACAATCATGATAAGGAATTCCTTGAGTTAAAGATACAGTATATCCAAATATTTCTTCTTGATTATCAGTATACCATGTTTTTAAATAATCCAAAATATTTGGATTATTGAATATTTTTTCGTATTCAAGTATTTTTTGATATGTTGTTTCGTCTACATATGGAGGCGAAATAGTTGCATATCGATAAGGAACTATCTTAGCATAAGATATTTTTTTCTTTAAGTTTAAGTCAAATATCTCAGATCCTATATAATGATCTATTACTTCTTCCATTGGTAATTAAATATCGTTTGCGTAAAATATATATCCTTCATTCGTAAATCCTCTAACAGAAACCCAAAGTTCTGGGTAAGAAACTTTATTATTTAAAGGAAACAAATCAGTGGCAAATTCTTCTGCCTTTTCATAAGAATGAAAATTAACAGCAAACGTGTTTTCTTTTTCAAATACAGTATATACTTCAATTGGTAAAATTTCTTTATAGTGATTCAATGCTTTTTGTATATTTTCTTCGTCTACAGAATTCTTGATACCTATTTTTTTAATTATTAATGTAGGTTTATCGACATGTTTCGAATATTTTTCAATAATATCAATATATTCATCTACTTTATAGAATTGATAATCCATTTACTTTTTCTCCATTTTCCAAACAACAACAGTTCTTAGTCCAGAATATAATCTAGTAACTTCTTCTGCATAATGAGGAATCAACCCAGGAAAATAAACTGCTCTATTTTTTGCTGGTAATATATATTTATTTTTATTATCATCGTCAAAAATAAATGCAGTTTTTCCGCCAAACTCATGACTCCAAAAATTATTTGAATAATATAAAAATGTCATGTGTTTATTAATATTGCCATCTTGATGCAATTCACTAGGAAGACCAAAAGTATTGCCATTTGCATAGCATCTTCCAAAATTTAATTCATACCCAACAATATTTTGAATTTTATTAAAAAGATATTCGGTGAAAAATTTTTCTCCCTGCAAATCCATACTCCAAAAAGAAGTAGTTTTTTTTAAATCAGGATTTTTTTTGGATGTATGTCCCCAAATCCAATTAGGTCTTTTTAAATAATTTTGTATAGTTTCAATATCTAAAGGAGAAAAAACATTTTCATATATTTTAATATCATCATTACTAAAATTATGAGGAATAAGATTATATTTTTCAAAAAATTCCATATTCTCTTACTAGTTTAAATTTAATATTTTCAAAATCATAAACTTTCTCTCCCAAAATTTCTTTATTTTTGTAAAGTATTTCGCAATATTCTGTTATTATAGATCTTATACGAGAATCATGAATTAATGATTCCATCCAAAATACAACAACTTTTCTAGATCCAGATACAATTTTATTAACTTTGTGTTCTAGACCAGTAGGATATATAACTGCTTGTCCAGGTTGCAATTTATATTCAAGTTCTTTTCCACCAACTTTTATGATTAATTCTCCGCCTTCATATTCATCAGGAGAATTTAAAAAACATGTCACACTATAATCAGATTTAATACCATCCATTACATACAAATCATAATGATAATTGTAATGCATTCCTGGTTCATATTTGACAAAAAGTGGATTAGTAAATCCTTTTGGACTAAAAAGATATTTTAGGTGCAGACAATTATCCACACATTCATCAAAATATTTTCTCAATGTATTATAATGAGCTGGATCTAACATTTCTAAGTTATTTTTAATATTTTTGTCATCAGTTCCACTTACAGAACCATCGACAAAATCAGAAATTTCATAATAATCTAAAATATTAGAAACTTGTTCTTCATTTAATAAATCAATCGTATGTATCATATATTTCAAAGCAAAGGGTTGTTTTAATTTTTATTTTATTCAATTCCCAATTAATTTTTGTAATAAATCTGGGTAATAATTTCTTAATTTTAATTTTTTGATTAATTCAGTAGTTTCTGTAGATAATTTAATTTCATTGTTTACATTTGATTGAATATATTCTTGAATATTGTATATATTTCTTGACATGTAATCAAAGGATGCGTTAAACTCATAGCTACTAAATTGATCTTCTGTAGATAAATATTCTACTTCTTGATTTGGATATTTTTCCAAATACATTTTTGGATCTATTGCAAATTTAAATTCATAACAAAATTTAAAAAGTTCATATGGCGTGGAGAATTGATCACTACTAGGTAAACACTCACGCAACCATTTTCTCCATTTAATCCACAAGTCAGTTTCTCCTGGAAATTTTTCAATTACATCAGGTAATACTCTCCAATCACTAAAATATAGCATTTCATTTATTTGTTTTTTTAATATAGACCATTTTTCATCAAAAAATGCTTGATTATTTGATATTAAAGTTTTTGCATCTTCAAGCCATTTATCAGTTTGTTCTTTTTGTTCAACAAATCCAACAGTTGTGAACATGTCATACACTTCTGTAGCTTGTTCTACTGATTTTTCATTAAATTGATATGATTGCCAGTAATAACTTTGATTAGTGTAATCTAAACGTTTACGTTTTTTCTGACAAAAATATGAGTTATCATTATAAAATACAAAAAATTCAATTTCATCTTTACCAGGATCGTGCCATTCTGGTATTAAAAAATTTAAAACAACTTCATTCCAAATATCATCTGGAATTAAAGTAGAAGTATCATAATTTCTAAAATATATTATTTTTTCCAAGCAATTTACTTCTAAAATTGCTTTTTTTTCTATAAATTGCTCTTCCATTTTATTTTATTCTCAGGGAATTTTTAAATACCATCCAGTTACAATATATTTATCTTTAGTAAAAACAGTATTTCCTTTATGAACATGAGTTAATCCAGCTGGCCAAATTACTACAGTTCCTTGGGTGGGATTAATTCTTCTTTTTTGGTACATAAATTCGGTTTCTGCTTCATTTTCTGGCATCGTATTTAAATACAATATCCAAACTAATTCTCTATTGCAAAAATCATATCCAGAATTTTCATAATGCCAATGATGATAGCCTCCCTCAGGAGAAGTTTTTTGAACTTTTAAATCCGTAGATATTAATTTAGATGCCTTTAATTGTGAATACTTATCCACATAATGTGCTGCTGTTGCTTGTAAATATTGATTTATATTACTAGAAAGAGGTTGACTAGTTTGATTCAATAATATAGATTGATCAGATCTTCCTAATTTTCCATCATGAAATTGATTTTCTCCATCCATATATTCAATTTGTTGTTTTATGGTGCTAGAATTTATCACAATGTCATCGAAATGATTTATAACAGATTCACATAAAACAGGGGGAACAAAGCCTTCCCAAACTCCAATAAAATCAGAAAATTCTGATTTAGTTATTGAAGAATCTTTCATTAATTCTAATGGTCTAATTGGTTGTATTGTCATAATTTTTTCAAAAAGCTTTTATAACATATTTTGCCCTATAATATTTAGTTATCAACGGAACAGTTATATTTGGTCTAAATTTTGCTGTAGGAACTATTGCTTTTTTAGTTGATAAAGTAAACGTTCCAGGATCTGAAATTATTGCAAGTTCAGAAGAAGTAAAAGAAACCTCGGCAGTTTCTTGCAAAGAAGAAATTGAACCATATTTAGTACCAGGACCATTAACATTTCCATAACCATACGTATAACCACCAAATGGAAGTGGAGAAATATAGTGACTATGAGTTAATGTTCCCCCAGGGCTATATCCTATAACATTACCAGTGCCATTATCACCCAAATCTATAGCACCCAATCTTATAGATCCTCCTGTTGTTACTTTACCTGGAGCATCGCTATTATTTGAATTATTGAGAGGAATATTATTTGATACAGCGGAAGCCCAATAATTATTATATGTAACAGAAGCATTCCAAGTATTACTACCTATACCTTGAGCTGGTGGACTTGGTGCCCCAGGATAATAAGCACCTACACCAGATTGACCAAGTGTTCTAGCACCTTGAAGAGGAAGAACACCAGGGCTTCCCCAAGCTATCAATCCATTTTTAGTTTCTGATAATGAACTAGAAACCAATTCATGAAAATGTTCTGGTGTTTTAACAATAGTTTCTTTAAGAGGTCCAACTGGAGCAGTACAATCACCAATGATAGTGAATAACGTATCTCCTGTAACATTTTGATAACCATTGGTTTTTATAGTTCCTATTCTAAAAAATTCACTAGTTATTTCATCTTCAAATAATTGTTCTCTTGGATAAGGTCCTCTGGGATCTATTTTGTCAATATACCAAAATCCCCCTTGAGATCCAACTGTTGTAGATGAACCAGCATCAGTTCCATCTGGTCCTATAAATGTAGGAACAGACACAGAAGAAGAAACATTTCCATCTACTCTTCCAGTTCCATATAATTTTCTATTTCTATAATCAGGAAGATTGAAATCTCCACTATAAACATATGGAGATTCATCAGATTTATTACCTACTCCGCCATAAGTATTACCAATAACATTGAATAGATCTGGATAATCAGAAACATTTAAAGTTCTGCCATCACATTCAATAAATCCTGGATATCTAGATTCTGGAGAACCATCTAAAACACCAAAAGATCCAGAAGAATCTCTAAAAACAGAAATAACAGTTCCTATACTATAACCATCTGCTTTTCCTAATGAACTATACCACGTAGAAGCTTGATCCGTTACTGGAGGTTCTGGTAATGTAGTAACTGACCATTGATCTGTTACACCACCAATATTGACATTTATATTAGCAGAATTACTTCCATAACCGCCTGTACGCAATCTCAACATTAAAGGATTATTATTAGATATAGATGATGGAGCAGGGGGTGCTGGATGTGTTAGGCCAGTTATATCATACCAATCAGTACCATTGTTAATGCTGAATTGTGCTTGTGATCCAGTAAAATCTGATGGTTTTGTAATTGAAAGCGAAGATGGAGATGTTATCCCACGAATAATAATTTGATTACTATAAACTAAAGTAGTTGCTTTTTGATTTGGTCTATCAACAAAAACAAAAGGATCTGGTATGGTATCTCCAGCTAAACTTGTAGTAATTTTCCATTCATCTGCCAAATATCCATATTGATTTGTTCCAACAACAATTGTTGATCTAACAGTAGTGCTGGGTTGATTTGGTGCAGTAATTTTTAATTGCAAACTTTGTTGATTTTCTATAGTAACCGTTTCTGCTGCGGGATTTTTCCAATCACCACCATTAACAGAAACATAAACTGGAATATTTTCATCATTTGAAGTTGTTATATTAGCAGAATAATTTATGCCCGTAATTTGAACTATATTACTTTCTACGGTTGTGCCACCTACAACATCGGTAAGATTTGTGAAATTATAATATTCTGGTGCAGTATCAATAGTAGAAGTTGTTGTAACTAACCAGTCTACAACTGGAGAATCTCCAATTGTTATTAAAACAGTTATTTTATCTCCAGGAGTAGAAGATGATTTTACTTTAATTTGTATATAATCTCCGTTATATATTATTCCCGTGTTTCCTTCTTTTTTTATATTAGCGATGTACAAAGATAAATCACCACTAGCAATTGGAACGCCACTAATAGTAGATGCACTAATTGTTACTCTAGCACTTCCATTAACAAGTCCTGTTATTTGAACAGAATCACTACTAATAACTGTATTAGGTAATGCATTCGTAACATCAACAAAATCCCAAGGATTTACAATATCTGGTTGTCTATCTTTTGTTCTTATTATATATCTAGATTCTACTTGACTACCTACATCACCAACTCTTAAATATGTTGTTCTTTCTGTATTATATGTATTTGGAGATAATACATATAATTTTATAACAGCTCCATTGGTAACCTGTGCAGTTTTTCCAACCACAACAAGATTTCCATTTACAATTAATCTAGCATCATCACCAACTACAGTAGCTGAAACAGCTTTATTGATACCAAGAATAGTAACAGAATTTCTAGTAGTATAATAAGTATTTAATTCGGCATCATACTCATTTAAAAATGTATCAATTTCATTTGGAGCCCCCTCTGTTCTTGTATATCTAACAGTTACCCTACCATTACCAGCCCCAGTTATAGGATCTCCAGGACCTCCATATTGAGACAAGCCTATTACTACATTTTTAGTGCCATCCATTCCTAAATTTTCATTACGCCAAGTCAATCCAGTTGTTCCATTAGGAACATTAGTAGAAGCCAAAGCTTTAGTTGTTCCCCTCCAGGCAATACCAGGATAAAGTTCAGGAGTTTCGTACCAATCTGCAGTACTGGTATAATAACCATTTAATCCTGATTTACCCCCTTGACCACCATAAGCCGAAGTTTGGCCATAATAATATAAACGGCCACCACCATTACGAATATATGCAGAAGCATACTCATACGACGTAAATTCACCATATATAGAATCTGCAGCTCCTCCAGTTCCACCTCCCCCATAACCTGATCCACCTAAGTAAGCTGCTTGTTGAGCCCTATTTACCATATCGCCACCATTCGTCGTATTATAATAATAATAATAAGCTCTTCCATGTATAACATTTGTCATGCAATCTAGGCCACGAGCACCAGGGGCAGAATTATTTAAAACATTTGCTCCAGGACCACCACCACCGCCGCCAGCCCACATCAAAGGAGTAAAATTATTTGAAGTTACTGGAATAGTAGGATTTGGATCTCTTGGCCACGCATCAGCGTAAGAAAGATGTTCTTTAGTATAAATTGAATTGCTGGCCACAATCCCAACTGTTGTTAACGCTCCTCCTCCACCTCCTTGCACAGAACCATTATATGAATTGCCCTCACCTCCAGATCCTCCAGTAGCTGTCGTATAAAAACTTTCATTTCCCCATCCACTAATTACACCACCATTAAATACATTTCCAGAAATAGTTCCATTACCTCCACCATTACCAACGCCAATATGAAGTTCGGATCCACCAGGAACTCCAAACATTGCACCAATATAACCACCAGATCCGCCATATCCTCCAGGTAAAAGTCCTACTGGAGTAGTTCCACCCCCACCTCCACCATGAGCATCTATTTGAATCAAACTAATATCCCCAGAAATACCAGGAAGTTTCAAATGATTCAATCCAGTATAATATATTGCCTTTTCTGTAATTGCCATGAGTAATTAAAAAAAATTATTAATATTTTATTATATATTCTACTAATATAAATGGAGCTTGAGTATCATCAAAAGTAGTATGAGTAACAGGAGTTGCAATATTTACTGTAGTAACTAAATTATCTGCTCCTACATTAAAAGTATTATAAGACCACGAAAAATTATGAATATGTTCAGCAGCGGGAGGAATTGTTACATTATGTGAATGAGGAGAATCTGCCATCCCAAAAGTTGTAGTAATTTCATAAGTATTGCCACCAATACATCTGCAATTATCTCCACTATGACTTTTTGATGGGGAAACTGGACCAGTTCCACCAGTAAGATAATAATTTCCTGTATAATTTAATACGGATTGATTTCCTCCATGCCCGTGAGCTTGAAAATTTATGTCTGTTAAAGATACAGCATCAGTAGATTTATTAACAGTTTTGTATAACGGAGATCCAGCAAGTTTTACTGGAGCTGAAGGACCTTGAACAATAAATCTTCCATTATAAGTTATTGTTTCGGTTTGTGTTACATTAGAAGATACATTGAATTCAGATCCTACATGATATGTTTTTTCATCTTGTAAAAACATATCATTATATATTCCAGTTCCAGCCCCAGCAACAATATATTTTGACCCCAAATCTGGTAGCTGAATTTCATCATCAGCTAAAGTAACATTATCTTTTACGTATCTACATGCTTTTCCAATTCCAATTACATTCGCCAAATCTGGATATTCCGAAGCAGACAAAATACTACCATCACAACGCAAAAATCCAGCTGGCAATAATGATTTGAAAGCAGGATTATTAGGAGAATTTTGTTGTGGTAGTTGACTAGTAAATATTTGAATAGTTCCAACCATTCCACCATATTTACTTTTTTCTTTTGTGTAATTTGCCATATTTAATAAGCTCTAATTAAATACATCACTAATAAATTAGGACTAGTAACGGCCACATTTATATTTAGCGCACCTGGAAGATTATTTGGCTCTATATCTGCAATAACATTATTTGTAACAATTGAAGAAGGCATTCTTAAAGTTCCATTTGTATAGTCAATATCAAATTGACCATGATCATGACCTTCGATTACTGTAACTGATTGACCTAGATTTGAATTAGTAGTAAAATTTATTGCAGAATTATTAAAAGAAACTTTGTATGGTCTATGCTCATCTCCACTTGTAGGCAATCCTGGATCATAATTGGTATTTTCTAAGTATACTCTACCATATAATCCAAATGGAACATCATCTTTTACTTCCAATTCTTTTTGTTGAAAAAGAGGATTTGATGGAGTTCCATATGGTCTAGAAAATTGAGTATCATTACCAAACCAATAAGCTATGGGGTGTGAAGTAGTTCCATATGGTTTTAATACACTAGCTTCTGTAGATATATTAGCTAAAATAACAGGACTGATTCCAGTTCCTACAGCAGTACTATTGGCACTAGGAATACTACCATAGTTTGCAGATGTATCTGGCCCATCAAAAACAATTCCAAGTAATTTATCTGCCCATTCATCCCATCTTGGTGATGAAAATTTGTATTCTATTTCTCTTGAACAAGACACTCCTCGTCCTGGTTTTGGCTCTTCTACCCCAGAAATAGATACAACACTTCCTGCGTGTGTATGAGGTTGTAAATGTTTTCTTCCTAATTTTCTTGGAGCGGTGTATAGAGATTTAGTTCCAACTCCCCCATCAATTCTAGCACCAGTTATTGTTCCAGAAAATTCACTATCAATTGCATATTCAAATAATATATCCGTAGGAGCTTCCCAATTAGTTGTAATACTATTATCAATATCAGAAGCTGCTACTAACGATCCAATATTTCCAATAACAATAGTCTTATTAGTTTGAAATCTAGGATTTGATAAATTTTCGATAGGTACATCATTAAGACTTGGAGCTGGATATTTAAATTGCAACGATTGAGTTAAAACAGAACTAGTTGCTCCTGCTAATATAGCACTAATAGTTAATCTATATGTATGAGATTCTCCGATTGGTGGTTGGGGACCAGAATATCCCACTGCACTTACCCCAGAAGTGCCTATTGATCCTAAATAATTTGGTCTGACTGAAGTTCCGACAGGAAGAGTGGTTGCATCGGCAGAAATAAAATTAGTATTAGCTGGAATATTTGTCAAATACCACAAAGTTAAATTAGTTCCATTAATAGTTTCAGAAAGATCTTCTAGTAAAAGTGTAAAACTAGAAATATTAACTCCAGGTGGAAATTGATTGGTATTAAATGACCAAGAAAGTGAAGGATTTTTATTTTGCGCTCCAGTTCTTTGAGCCCTAGTCGAAGAAGTGCCGACCATAGAAAGTGGAGCAACATCATTATTTGTTAATGGAATACCACTACTAGGCGTCACCACAAATGTGCTTCCATTAACAGTTATAACAGTGGTAGTTCCGCCAGTAGAACCAACTCCAGTTCCAATATATTTAGCTACTATGTCAGCTGCTTCTGCTGTATCAATATTTTGTCTTTTTGTTCCCAAGGCTCCAGCACCAAAATGTGCCACATCCATATCAACTAATGGTCTGGAAATAATTTTTGGCAAAGTAATATTTCCAGAATAATTTGGAAAATTTCCAGAAAATGTAGAACCACCATAAGTATTTCCAATAATTTGCGCTAAAAGTGGATATTTAGATGCTGATATAGAAGTACCATCACAAATTAACCAACCTTTTGGCAAATCTGTAGTTCCACCCACCCAAGGTATGATAGTGCCGATAGCGGCAGCTTTCATAGTTTTTAATTTTCCGTAATTTGCCATATTTTTAGATCTCCATTAACCACCAACCAATTTTTTCACTTGGAACTATAGTTTGACCTTCTGCGTTTGCACCAGCATATATTAATCCTAAAGCTGCATTTGGAGTATTTACAATCAATTCTCCTCCATTATGTAGTGCAAGATTAATTGAATTTGGAGCAGATGTATTACTAGAATCTGCTTGTATTGCAACTCCAGTGCTCGCTCTTATAATTAATTTAACATCATATTTTAAATTACCACTCAAATCTACAAATCTTATCATATCACCATTAATTGGATTTGTTGGCAATTTAACATATAATGTGCTAATTGGATTTACAAAATAATTTATATTAGATTTTAAAGTTCCGCCATCACCAGATAAAGTATTAATATAATCCCATCTTCTACCGCCAGAAGGAGTATTATATCCCGCAATTCCAGCAAAATCTATAGATCCAGAAGGATTTATACTATAATGATTATAATATTGTAATCTAGTAGTGCCATTATCAAACAAATCATCACTAGTTCTAGTGGGAGGACTAGTTCCCAAATTACCACCAATAATTACTTTATAAGTATTTTCATCGGTACGTATATAAGAACCAGTTGCTGCGGCAGCACCAGCTACCCAAGGATCTCCTCTATTTACTCTAAGATTTCCGCCATTAACTAGTAATGAAGAATTAAATCTATTTGTTCCTTCTGTTGCCGTGCTTAAGAAATTACCATATATAGTTAGATTTCCAGTTCCATTTTGTAAATACAATCTATTAGAAGATCCAGAAGAATCTTTTATGGTCAAATCACCACCATTCATGGTAACATGACCAAACTCAGAATTTACTGTCAATTTATTATAACTAGAATTTTTACCTACATTTAAATTACCATAGATATTTGTTTTTCCTGTAGCACTATCCACAGAGAATGTTGTGGTTGATGTATCAGTATTATAAGAATTTGTGATAATAGTACTATTTGCAACAAAATTAGATCCGCCAGCAGGAACTTCTGTTCCAGAGCCATATTTAAAATCTAATATTTTGGTTAAAATATTATTTGTTTGAATATTTCCAGATCCTTGTAAGACTGCACTAATAGATAATCTATAATTATGAATAAATGTAGATGGTGGTTGTGGTGAAGTATATCCTATGGAATTAACTCCAGAAGTTCCAGGTAATCCAATGTAATTTCTTTGTATCACAGAACCAAAAGGAACTGTAGTAGAATTTGCATTAAATGAAGTTACTGTATTTGGAATTTCTGTGATCATCCACAATATATTTGGTTTCCCAGAAGTTCCAGAAACACTTAGATTTTCTAAACAAATTGTATAACTTGCTATAGTATATCCAGTAGGAAGTGTTCCAAAAGACCAAGATAATTGCGGGTTAGTCGTAAGACCAGTGGTATATGTAGTTCCATTAGTTATTTGAGCAGATGTAAATGTTCCTCCAGTTACTGTATTTGTAACTGCTTGAGTTACTGTAATTTGCCCATTATTAATTTTTAAATATTTGGAATTTTCAACTTCAGAACCATGTAATATTACAGAATTATAAGAATCTATTTTTCCTTTTACTAAAGTATTGCCAGTTGTAGATTCCACATTAAATAATGTTACGGCAGAATTGCCTCCACCATCATTTATATTTAATGATTGTATTTCACTCAATGCTTGATTTATAGATTCAATTTTAACTATTTCTGTACCGTCAATTCTTATGAAATCTCCAGAATTTAAAGATCCCCCAAATTCTGCTGTTTTAAGAACAGATACTGCTCCAGCAGTATTTGATCCCATAGGAGAAGTAATATAACTCACATTAGCAGATTTATCTAATCTCTTAATAGGTGTTTTATCTGGATGAGTTCTTACAGTAGTTCCTTCAGCTCCACGTTCAACTTTAATTCTAATACCTTCTGCATCATTTATATTAAATAAATTAGTTAATTCAATTACACGCACGATTTCTGATTGGGAAGCATCAGTAGAACTCCTATCAATTAAAATATAAGATCCTAGAGTAATATCACTTGCAAATGGTACTATATCCAAAGGAAGATATATGTTAGTACTTTGCCAATTTCCAGTACCTTGTGTATCTACAGCATTTCCAATAGAAACAGTTCTATAAACATCAATATTTAAGTTATCTGCATCACCAGCCAAATGAGAAGAAACTGGAGTATTAAATTGACCTCTTTTTACATTAAGTGCTCCAGTTCCTAAGCCACCATTCAATATAATATTTCCTTCTATTTTTGCAGAACCTTTTACACCCAAACTATTGTTAATTGAAGTTTGACCAGAATCAGCTCCTAAACTTAATGTAGAAGCACCTCTAGCTATTGTAACATAAGATGGAGAAGAAGAATTAGACAAAAATTCAAAATATCTATTAAATGATGTTATTTTTCCAGTAGAACCAGAAACAAATCCAGATCCAACTTCAATATCACCATCTACACGTAAAAGTCTATTTTTAATATTAAATAAACTGTTAGAATTTGAAAAAGCACCACCAACAATAACTGATGACAAATAAGAATTATTGTCATTTGGTACAGTACCTATCCTAACAGTAGAATTTTGAGAATTTTCATGTATTTTTAAAATACTATAAGTAGCATTAGATCCACTAACAATACTTTGTGAAAGTGCGCTATTTCCAATATTAATTAATTGGGCTTGAGTCGTAGTGTTTGCTAATTGCAAAGTACTAGCATTTTTTGCAAAAGTAATACTTGTTGGAGTATCAAATGCTACAATAGATGCACTCGTTGTATCTATTTTACTCGAAACTGTCAAATCTCCAATTACTTTCAATGGTCCACCAAAAAAGCTATTACCACGAACAAAAAGATTTGATTTTCCAGAAAATGCCGCGTCTAATGCCAAATCTTCAACGCTAGCATTAATAGATACACGTCCTAAAGTACCAGTATAGGGATCTACAGGTAAAGTACTACTTACTCTAAATATTGAGGTATCATTAAGAGAAGCACTATTTCCACCAACAACTAAAGCATTATCTAAGTTGGTAGTTGTTTTTTGTTGCACTCCACCAGAAACAATAATGTTAGTGGTTTTTCCACTAATAATTGTATTACCAACTACATCTAAATTAGCTCTAGGAGCAGTTGTATCTTCAATAAAGGCTGTTTTATATCCATCATCAGTAGCTCTAGCAAGAGTATTAATACCTAATTTATAATCTCCAAATATTTCTGTGCTGGTTCTTATTGATTCTGATCCAATTATTCCAACTTCTTTCCAACTAGATCTGGATACTTCCATTTTATATGCAGATAACCAATTATATAATTGACCACTAGCAGGAACTGTTGGTATTGAAATTTTAAAGAATCCAAAATTTGAATTATAATCAGTTTGAAGAACAGTCCATGTTCCATTTAATGGAGCATGAGGAGTAAATCCAGAAATTCTAACTTGAGATCCAGGAGATATAAATTTATCAACATTTTTAATCCCAGTTACAAATGTTATTGTAACATAAATTCCATCACTGCTAACATTTTGAATGTCGCCATCAGCAATTTCTGTATAATAATTCGCATATATCCATCCTAAAGGACCAGAAAGACTAACTTCTTTACCTTTTAATAAAACATCTCCTGGTATTGGTTTGTAAAAATTACTGTATTGAATTATTTGATTTGCACTAAACTTACCAGTTTGATCTGGAGAAATATTAGTTGGTCCTTGAGATGATATAAAATGTGTTCTGAATGTATAAGGTTGTCCATTAACTTGAGATTGTTGCCTTGGGGAAATTGAGAAAATTGCAGCATTAACTCTATTTTTACTTAAAGTAATATCACCATCTTGATTATTTGGGTAATTAGTTCTTGATAATGATTGATCGTCATCAGAATTAACTGCACTATAAATCCTTAAAGGAACTCCTTCATTTGGTTCTACATTTATTTCTACTGGATTATTGAATGTTGCATTTCCCTCTACAGTAATTCTATCATTAAAAGTTACTGGATCTGGGAAAGTAGTTACAATTCCACCAAGAGAACCTTTATCTTCATCTATTGATTGCACCACACCAGCTTGTTCTAGGTATGTTTCTTCGCCAGTAATAGCGTTGATTTTACGGTTACCAATGTATAGGTCACCGTTAGAGTTTAGACCAGTATAGAATACTACCCCGCCATCTTCTTTTTTAGATTGTGCATAGAAATTTTGAGCATCCGCTAAAACAACATCTTGGCGTAATGGGAAGCCAGTTGAATAGTTACCAGGACCAAAACCAAGATATTCGAATGTGTGATTACCAGAACGAGCAATAGATGGTCTGCGAAGTTCTACATATAATCTCTTTTCTGTTGGATAATCTGAATTTCCAGAAATAGGAATTCTTCTATTTTCAGCCCCCGAAGTAGCATTCCCAACTTGAGCTTCGATGATTGTAGATCCAGATGATGGATTTATAGTAGCAGTTACTAAATCTTCAGATTTAGTAAAAGTATTTCTATTTAATGGTGGTTGTGTTATTAATTCATATACAACTTCTTTAGTTTCACTTCTTTTAGAATCATCTGTATATACTAAACCATGTATATAATTATCAGCTACAGAAACAGTATTAGGAACATCATTATAACTAGATTTTATTTGTTTGAACCATACAGGATCATTTTTATAGTCTATTGGATATAATTGAGAAATTGGTTGTGAGAATTTATAATTTCTAAAATTAGTTCCAACTCCAGTTCCAGTTGGATATGGAGAAATATTTCCTTTAACACAAGTTAAATAATAAATTCCATCTTGCTGACCAGATATTCTTCTTTGAATTTGTTCAATATCAAAAATATAAAAAGTATCTTCAATATCTCCAAGATCAGTAACACTTGTTATTTTATAAGAATTAGCTCCTATTGTTACAGTATCTCCTGGAACAACAGTATATACATTAGCTCCATCAATTCTATAGAGAAAATCTTTTCTATTAGATTTATCTCTACCTAAAGAATCTCCAATACTATTTGGTTTTGTTAATAATGTTGCAGTTACACTTCCCTGGGTAAAAGTTGTGGTAATTGAAGAATCGTATTTAATTCCATCTCTAGAAACATTTTTAAGTAGTAAATAATAATTGGATCCATCAACAAAATATCCTTGGACATTACCAGTTCCATTTGTCGTACCAGACCAAGTAATTGCATTAGATGAATCTGATAGATCTTTATTTGAAACAAATGTTCCATCTCCTCCAGAAGGAGCACTTATTTTTACGGCTACAAAATTTTCTCCTCTAATTCCATCCAAATTAATGTTGTGATCAAATACAGTTAATTCTAATCTGTTGGCTTGAGAAACAGAAACTATTCTTGCTGATTGAATGGAAAATGAAATTCCACTAGCAGTTTGAGAACTATTAATGATTGCAGGATTTAAATAAGGATCATAATTTGAAGTTACTCCATATGTTTGATTCAAAACAGTAGAAGTATATCCCAACCTTTCTTCTGGTTGTGCTGGATTCTCTATTTGAGCAACTGCAGGAGCATTTCCGATTGGTGTTAGTACAAATCTTTGAGGAACTAATCTTCTTTTTTCATCTGTTCTTAATTTAATAGTAAATCCATTCAGTGGATCACGAACTGTTTCCAAATACTTAGGTATTACATAACGCAATCTATAGACCCTATCCCCATCAGATCTATCATCATTAACTCTATTAAACCAAGTATCTAAAGTTCTAATTTTATTAGCACTTGGTCCATAAGCATTGACATCATGAAATCTTGTTAAAATACTATTGGATCTTGGGCTACCGCCAGAAGATTCATCAGTAACTTGTAAATACCACAAGCCAGTGGTGTTTGTATTATCTCTATACGATGGATCAAATCTTAATGGACTTAATCTTTTATTTGCATAAACGTAAAAATTACCACCGCCATTAAAAGTTAATGCATTTCCAGAAATTGCATCAGCATAAGTATTATGCACTGTGAATTGATTAGGAGCTACATATTTAACATAATAAAATCTATTTGTTTGTATAACACCAGTTCCAGTTATTGATGGTAAAGTAGATCCTTGTATGTCAGAAGCTACACTGAAAAATACTCTTTGAGGAGTAATAGAAGCATTAGGAACATCAAAAATATGATTAGTATCAGTAGTAATTATTTGCGAAGCTCCGCCAACAAAATTACACGTATACTTATGTAAATCATAAACTTCATCTAAAATATATTGATGAACTTCTATTTCCACATTAGTGTCAATTGCATCAGTTTCTGAAGAATATATGTATATTCCAGCAGTTGCATTTTCTTTAGTTGCTGCCAAAAGTAATTTTGTTTGTGCTGTCCCATTGAAAGACGAAGTTCCAGAAAAATCATATGGTTGAGTAGTTCTTCCAGGAGCAATAACATAATATGTTTGATTTGGTTCAAATCCTTTTGGCAATCTAATTAATTTTTTGTTTGGATTTGTGCCAGATTTTGCTCTAGGTACAAGTCTTACTGGTGTTCCAGTTTCAAATTGATGTGGATCTGTATTTCCATTTCCCGTATTAATTGTAAATAAAGTAGCTCTCTTATATTGAGAATTTAATCCACCTGGATCTAATGTAGATAAAGAAGCTTTATATACAGTAAAACCTGTTGGTGTTAGAGTAGAATAACATGTACCTGTATCTAATTTAACATATATTTTTTCTTGATTTCTAGCACCCAATCTATAACCAGTTACACTTGCAGCTGGTTTAATGTTAGGATCATTTGCAGTATCTACACCAAGATAAAGTTTTGTGTGATTACTTTCACCTCTAGATGCAGGAATATTTAAAGTATAATATTGTATTTTAGTTTGATTTGTTTCCTTGACGACTTTAGGTGGAATAATATCCGTTATGTATCCACCCTTATCTTGATTAAATGCAAACCCCTTAAATCCTTTTGCGTGTAAAGAAGTATTACCAAAGTTAGAGTTTGAGTTGGTGATAGACATATCACCTCCACTTTCCATCAAGAAGTGATCATGAAAACCAACAGCAAAAACAGAAACGCACTGAATAAATGAGTCATCAGAAGCGCGAATGTGGAAGTTTCTCCAATCATCTTTCCAATAAGAATCGCCTTTGGTGTGATAAGGTACTGAAGCAAATGCACTAGTTAAAGGTGCTTGATTCCAAGTATTAGTAAATTCATCGTAGCGAATAAAAGCACGATCATCTTTTTGAAGTGAAACACCAGTATACTGAGCAACAACCATTGATTTGAATCCAGTTGCTTTGGATCCATCCGCCCACATACCACAAATACCCCACGTAGAACGAATAGAGCAGTTGAATACATATGGAGAGGCAGATTCTACAGAGTCAATTTCTGCTTGAGATACTGCATTAGAATTCAATCCATTTGTAATATAATATGTTGTATTATTAACAAGAGCATTATTGCCCATTTCACTTATAGTAGCATCTACTTCATATTCAAATATTCTTGGATTTTGTGCATCCAAAGCAGTTACTTTAAATGTTCCATTTAAAGTATCACTCAATCCAGTATTTAAAATAGCAATATATTGATCAATAAAGTAACCATGATCAATTTTTGTGGTTACAATTGCTCTAGTTTTACCAGATACCTCAATTAATTTTATACTTTCAATTCTTCTAGTATCGGAAAGTGGACCCACAATTCTATTTTCTTGTACGAGAGATTCAAATTCCCCATCATCAATTTCTGGCTGGAATCTAGAAAAAGCTCTACCAACTTTTTCATAATAATTATCAAGCTCTTCTGTATCCGCATATTCCATAATACAAATTTTATGGTGCGAATATTCAGGAATTGCTTTTTGAATACTATTATTATATTGATAATATACTTTACCTACTCTAGCTACTTCATCATATAAAGGAGAATTTGCGGACAAATCTCCATCTTTAATAGTAAATTGCCATAAATAACAACCACCAGTTAAATTGAATACAGAAGTTCTTGGTTGAGTTGAATCTGCTGGATCTGGTACATATAATGGACGCACAACAGTTCTGCGAAGATCATATCCAATTAAAGAACATCCTCTAGGTACAATAGCGCCACCAGTGGAAGCATTAAATTTATATAAAACGTTATTGGGATTCGAAAGATCAAGGATTGAATTATCAGTCCATTCTTCCAATGCTTTGTTATAATTAAATATAGGAACATCACCAGTAACAGTAATTGCATTGAAATATGAAACTACATCGTTTGCCGTAGTTTTTGTCAATGCAGTTGTTACAATAGCAATTAATGTGGTGATTGTATTTTGTACATCAACACAAGATAAAGAATTTCCTGATGGAGATACTGGTTGAATTGGTCCAGTGCCACCATATTCCGAAGGACCTGCTTGTAAAGTCAAATCTTTAGAATATAATTGATTAGTAACCGCTTTTTTCATCATATCTCTAGCGGCATTAAATGCAAATGTCGCTTGAGTTACTTCACCAATCAACCCATTGGTCAATGGTAAATTATTTGAACCAAAATAAGCTCTGGCAGCTTGAACTGAGTTGCTATTTCCACCAGATTTTAGATCAGAAATTACAGCATCAACAATATAACCAATATCTCTCTTACAAATAGATTCTCCATCTCCTAAAGGAGGAGCAGACTCTTCTACAATTCCAGAAAGATTGCCAGTAGTAAGAGTAGTTGTTACAATAGTGGTTAAATTGTCAATAAAAGTTCTTACATTAGCACAAGAATTAACACTAATATTAGATCCAGTAGCACTATCAGCGGTTATTGATGTATCTTTATAAGTAAGCTGATTAGTTACAGCTTTTCTCATTTCATTTCTAGCTGTTTCAAAAGCAGCATTTGATTGACTTACTTCACCTTCTAATGAAGCATCTATCCAATCATCGCCAGTAGAATTGAAATAATTTCTTAAAAATTTAACTGTATATGTGTTTCCACCGCCAAGAAGTACATCAAGAGAAACTGCATCTATAAAATATCCAATATCTCTTTTGCATTTAGTTTCTAAATTTGCTGGTGCTGGAGATGGAGGATTAGCAGATACGGTAGCATATGCAGTGTTTATAATATCTGCTCTATTTTTTTGAATTAAACGATATGAATCAAAATATCTAGATTTGTCAGTAGTTACTCCATCACCAGGGGGTATCCAATTATTACCCCACGTAGATTCGTTATATTCAATGGCAATTTGACCATAGGCACGATCAACAATTTCTTGATAATTAGCTTCAATTAAATTAGACGCATCATAATAACGCTGAATTGGATTAACAATATTTACAGATCCTGGTCTATTATCAATATAATGATTACCAGGCATCAACATGATGCTGAATTGATCAAATCTATCGTTGCCCTTTCCTGGCAAATATGAATATCTTGCTACTTCAATAAAAGCTCTTTGAATAGTTTTAAAAGGTCTTAAGGGAGAATTTCCCCTATTATCAAGTTCATCTGTAGCGTTAAAATCATCTGGTGATACATATAGATATTTTCCAGTTTTACTTGAATAGAGATTATCAAGTCTTGTAAGAGACATAATTACTCAAACCTATGGTGTGCTTCTTCTTCAATATATTTATACAACAAATCCTCCCCTGAAAGGAGGATTTGAGGCACACGGAAGGGGTTGATTCTTGGCAGTATCGCCAATGGGCAGGGAGGGATTTGAACCCCCGTAGGCAGAGCCAAACGGTTTACAGCCGTTCTCCATTAACCACTCGGACACCTACCCAAGTTAACTCTTAAGAGAAAATAATTTTTTGAAGTGAAGTAACAATATAAACAATACCAATAAAACAAACCGAAAAACCAAAAATAATTTTCAGCAATCTGTCAGGAAGATATGGCGATAATAATGCACCAATTTGAGCGCCAATCAATGTACCACTTACACTAAAAATTAAAATATCAAAATTGATATTACCTAATTTTAAATTTATCAAAGTAATTAACCAATCACCAAGAGCTTCAATTACAATAGCAGAAGCATTTGCTCGTTTAGTTTCAAGATTACCTTGTTGCTCAAACAATGGTTGATGTATTTCTGCAATACCAGTGCCAGTGCAAGCAGATCCTATTCCCGCAAAAAATTGTTTAATTCGACTTGGAATTGTCGAAAGTGCTTTAAGATCTGCCAAATAAGAATTGCCAAAATGATTAAAATATGCAAGATAAAGTTGATATGATGCAATTGAAAAAATTACAAGACCAACCGTAAGACGCAAATATTGTTTAGGCAAATGCAAAAATATAAAAATACCAGAAATAACGCCAGCTAGAACAAAAGGTATTACTTTTTTAACTGCAGAAATATCAATTTTATTCATAAAATAATAACGTACCGCACCACTGGTCATCCCAATAGTTTCAGTTGCAATTCCTGTTGCAATTGATTGTGCAATAGGAACTTTTAAAACAAAATTAAAAAATGGTTGAAATAAAACACCACCAGAAAATCCAGAAGCATTTGCAAGAATAGCAACAATAATTGCTACGGGAAATACATACCAATATTCAAATGTCATATTTTTTTATATATCAATAAATGAGAATAATTTATCTTTTACTCAAACTGCCCCGACTGGATTCGAACCAGTAACCTTGGAGTTAACAGCTCCCTGCACTGCCGTTGTGCTACAGGGCAATAAAATCAGTTGTTTAACATGTATTCAACTGTATTTGCTACATCATTCATAGCAGTTCTTAAATCTGGTTGTTGACCAGATTCCTGTTTTATGATTGGTCTAGAATCATCAGTCAATGTCCAACGCCATTGTCCCAAAATTTTACAATACCACAATTTAATGTTCATTTAAAATTTATCTTTTGATTTTATTTTTACCCAATTTAATAAATTATTGTATTCAATTGTATCGCTTTGTTCTCGTTTTGCTTGTATCAAAGCCTCTAATGCTTCAATAACCATTTCGTGATCTTTTTTTGAAAGTAAGCTCATTTATTTGCCCTCGACTTTTTTGGCGATTTTTTGGCGGGGATTTTTTTCCCGATTTCATGGATTTGGTTTTTGAATTTCGGATTTTATAATCCGAAGTGCCCAAGAGAGGACTCGAACCCCCACGCCGAAGCACATGATCCTAAGTCATGCGTGTATACCAATTTCACCACTTGGGCAGTGACCCCTCTGTTTGAGCATCATTCGGCGTCCCGAGATAGGCTTGAGGGGTGTTCTTAATAAGGCAGGTGCGGTATCCGTCGTGCGTTTCAGAAGTGTCACCGACTCCCATGCTCCTTTTTCTTTCCTTACCTTATTGTTACCTCTGTCTAGGAATCGAACCTAGTTTCCAAGTGCATTGTCTGCCTGTCCTTACCAATAGACTACCAGAGGTTGTGGTAGGAGGGGGGAGCATCACCTTAAGCCCCCCTCTTTACTTCACTTGGACACAGAATACTAAGACCAAGGAGAGGTTTTGGTTCCTACATTTGGAGGGAAGATTCGGATATTTCCAACCCCCCCCTCCATCAATCTCCTTCTAGGCTATCTGCCTAGCGAGTATTGAAGCCCTCGACAAGACTTGAACTTGCGACATCAGCTTTACAAAAGCTGCGCTCTACCAGCTGAGCTACAAGGGCATTCTAACAAATTCAAACCTATCATATTTAGATCCCCAAAGTTGATGTCCATGCTGAGCACAGAAACCACGATCCATAACATAGTAGTGAGTTGGGGTCAACTCAATTTCATTTTGAAGATAAGTTTCACGACCATTCCATTCTACCATACAATTACATCCAGTAAGACCACCTTTAAATATCTCACGCTCTTGTGTTAAAATAATATCACAACCAGATTTCAATTCCAAATCTTTATAATTTAGAGTATATAAATTTTTAAAATTTACAAATTCTTGTGGATTTTTTAATTTATAATTTATAATTTTTATATAATTGTCTTCTTGAATAGGTTGCAAAACAAATTGGCGATATGGAGTTTTTAAATCATAGTTATATGCTTGTTCTCCATAAAATAATCCGTTACCTATATTGATATGAGTAACTCTTATGTGTGCATATTTAGATGGGTGAGAAAATGCTTGATACTGATTTTCAAACTTGCCTTCAACTAATTTAAAGAAATATTCAATCATCTTTAGGCAACAATTCAGGATTTAGACATTCAACTTCATACATCAAAGGATGCATTTCTTCCATTACTAGATAATTTGATACTCTAAATAACTCTTCGTCATCATAATCTTTGTGTGATAATGCTTCGGTTTGAACAGATGGATGTTCTTGAATTATTAGTGGTAACTCATCAAAAGTATAGGGAAGATCTTGTATGAAATACATACGCACAACCTCACCCATATAAAAACAATATGCCTGAGATAGTGTGTATTTCATTACGTTTTCCCACTACTAGTGTATTTAGTGAGAATAGGAGTGGTGGGATTCGAACCCACCCTTGAACGATTTTAAGTCGTTTGCCTCTTCCGCTGGGCTACACTCCCGATAGAACAATCATAGCAGGTGGTGCTGAGATTGTCAAGTGCTGGTTGTCGGGATCGAACCGACCTGTCTTGCCTTATGAGGGCAGTGCTTTCTCCAGAGAGCTAAACCAGCATTTGCTATTTGCAAATAGCAAATGGGAATACTGGGAGTTGAACCCAGACTAAGCCCTTATAAGGAGCCCGCTCTAACCATTAAGCTATACTCCCTTGGTAGGACTGCAGGGAATTGAACCCCGTTCACACCGTTATAAGCAGTGGGCTTTAACCAATAAGCAACAATCCCATGTCATTATCTGATGATTGTATCATATTCGGCCCGTTGCTGTCAAGAGGTTTTTCAGTGCCTGTCTGCGCTTTTTAGCACTTCGTAACGCTTGGGGCTTGAGGTGCCTCTTCTGTTCTTTTTTGCTGTGGTGTTGCCAATTTGGAACTTTCATGGTTTCCTCGACCCGTGTATGTATTTATAGTACCACAGAATCTCTCCCGTGTCAATCCCATGTGCCAGATCAATAACTGTCTACTAATTTAAATATATTTGCTTTCCTTTAATTGTCATATTTTCAACAGCTTTAAATTCTGCAGTTGATTTAGAAGAAATTACCATCTTTTTGGTTGATTCTATTTCAATTTGACCCACTGTAGAAGTTTTAATATCTGCATTTGCTTTTGTTTGCATAGAAACAGTGCCACCATCTGACGGAGAACCTACATCAAGAAGATAAGTTTCTTTCTGTTGTGTTTTATAGGGATCAATACCTTTAATTTTAACTGTTTTTTTGCCTTCAATTTCTTCTACGTAATTACCTTTTGTGGATAGAAAATAATTTTTTTTACCAGCAATTGAACAAGCACCAGCAATATTCAAATTATAATCTCCAGTAACACCAACAGTATAATTGCCATTAACAATATAATTGATACTTCCAGGTGTAGATATTTCTGTTACAGCTCCTGGTTTAGTTTGTTCTACTTTAAATTCTCCAGATCCTTTAGAATATTCCCCACCAGTTATTTTTTTATTAAAATTCATAGCAGTCAAATTTAAATTTCCAGTAAAAATATTTAAATTTCCAGCTCCCGATCCAGAACTTATTTTAACTGCTTCTCCTGCTTCTAGTATTAAATTATTATTTGCTTTTATAGAAACATTATCTCCTTTTATACCAACTTCTCCACCTATAGCTTCTATAGCTATATCACCAAAAACAGCTAAAGAATATGCAGGAGTTTTTTCTTTGGTACTATTTCCTTTGTTGTCTTTTTTAGAAGTTTCTTTCTCATCATTACCTGAAACTTCAATAGCAACTGATCCTGTTTTTTGCAAAAATTCAGAAGAACTTATAATTGCTTTTCCACCACAGCCACCCAAGGGTTTTCCAGTAGCTAAAATCATATTTCCACTGGAATCAAAATGAAAAGCTGTTTGTCCATTAGTCAACATAAATCCAGACGAATCATCTTCGTTTGTATATGTAGCTAATGTCCATCCTTTATCTTTAAATACTACATTACAACTAGCAGGAGGAACACCAGGAGATGGTGGCGTTCCTCCTTGAGGTTTTGCTGCTGGAGTTCCTTTATTTTTTCCTGTTGCTGGTTTAGTCATTACGGACAATCAATATATTTACCTGTACCAATCTTAGCGTATCCTTTTGCTTCCAAATCTTTCGAATCTAAACAGCTTAAACTTGCTAAAAATTTTGCTCCCATTCCACCGCCACCCATAATTACAACCGATGGCAACTTATTATATTTAACTGTTCTATCCAAAATATTTATGCCCTTAACAAAACCGTCTTCAATTATAGCTGTTGCTATAGTAGGATCTCCATTAATATAAACAGTTGGTTCTGAAGTATAATTTTGTCCTGGTCTTATCATAGTAAAAGAATCTATAATACAATTCAAATTTGTAGGCACATTTTTTTTATAATTTAATCCTGTTCTAGTAATTCTTATTTCGGAAACATATCCTTTATCATCAAGTAATGGAATAGCTGCTGCTCCATATCCATCTCCAGTAATAATAACTTCTGGTTTAACTACATATGGGCATCCTTTATCATCAATTTTTATACTTATAATTTTTCCATCTTCGTCTGTTAAAGCAGTGGCTATAGGAGATTTTAAACAAGGTTCAACTGGTTTTTTATCTTTATCAGCAAATGTACCTTCTATAATAACATCAGCAAATGCATTTGTTTTGTCAATAGAAAAAGTTACAGTTTCATTATTTTCAATTGCAGTATCTTCTTCAATACCAATTTGAACTATTGCTTGATTATTTTTAATAACAAATTGACCATATAATGAATTCAAAATAAAATCAGAAGAAGTTATATTAGCTCCATACAATCTATAAGTTAATATAGTATCATCCGAAACATTTTCTGTTGTAATAGTGTAAATTATAGTTTCTCCTTCTTTGTAAGAAAGTTTATCTGTAGAAATGGAATATCTTTTATCTAAAACATTTACTACATTTTGCTCAGGAAAAACTTGATCTGCATTTATTACTACATTCACATAAACATTTGTATCCACTAAAGAAAATTTTAAAATTTTTGAATAAATTTCTATAATATTATCTTGATTAATTTGAACACTTACCTTAGCTTGATTAGATGTAATTGTAACTGTTCCGCTTAATACACCACCAAAAATATCACTTTGAGTAATATTTTCCCCAGATAAAGTATAATTTAATATTGTGCCATCAGAAACATTTGTTGTAGTAATAGTATAAACAATAGTTTCTCCTTCATTTACAGAAACTTTATCTGCATTTACATTATAAGTTGGAGATGTAGAAATTGTTTGACTAATTACAACAGTTTTACTAGCATTAGTGTCATCTATGCTAAAAGTTAAACTTTCGTCATCTGTATTTCCATCATTATTAGTTGCTATTTGAATCGTAACAGTGGAACTATTAGAAGATATTACAAAAGATCCAGTCAAAGATCCACCAACAATATCGGAATTAGTAATATTAATACCAGATAAGGTATAGTTTAATACTGTACCATCGGAAACATTTGTAGTTATTATATTAAATACTACACTATCTCCTTCCAAAACTTGTTCTTTATTTGAGGTAACATTGTAAGTTGGGAGTTCAATTATTGGAGAATTTGGAGATGAACTTCCAGAAATTTCCGTCAAAGAAATATTAGGAGTATTAATAATTGGAGGATTTTCTGCATCCACAACATTATTTTCAATGTTATCTTCAATGTTATCTTTTATAGTACATCTTAAATAATTTGTAGTTTCAAACACCACATAATGCCCATCAGGTGTTGATGCTTCATTCAATTCAACTTCAAATATTTCATTACCTTCTATTAAATTATCAATAAAAGTATTAAATTCTAATGTTTTGCTAGATTCTCCAGGAGCAAAAGCAATAATACCACTTGTTTCTAATGGTTCATAATCAAGATTAAGAGTTGCTCCTATATTAGTATTGCCTTCATTTATTTTATATCTAAGACTACTTGCAACATCTATAGATCCAGATCTTTTAATTGTAAATACAGCTGTCTCCCCTTCATAAACTTCTATATCAGATGAAGAATAATTTATACTTCCAAATGTAGTTCCATTAAATCTATCCTCATCAGTAGCAATATTATCTGTATTATCTGGTAATGTATTTGGATTATCAGGTGGTTCATATACTCCCCCAACAAATATTATATCGGTAGGCAACTGCGATGGATATTTTTTAGCATCATTACATATACCACTACTATAATCTAAATTTCCGTCTTCAATTGTTTTAATTAATTTATCAAGATCATCTTCATTATCTCCAGATGTAGCACAATCAGTGCATGTAATTTGAATTTTTTCGCATTGTGCAGAACCACTACAACTAATACCAAGTAAATCCATTATTTTTTTAAGAGCGGTTCCAAGAATGTTTAATGGAGATGCTATTACACTCAATAACATTTCAACACCACCTAGTATATCATTAATTAAAGTATCAATATAACCTAATATTTGATTTAATATACCATTTACAAGTTGATCTACCAAACATGTAGCTGCACTAAAAGCATTCTGTATATAACCAAGCAATAAATTAGTTAGCCATTGTGCTAATCGATCTGTAAGATCTTCCATCTTACAACCAAGCTCTTTAAGTATATTATCAAGCCATGTTTGTATGCCTTTGATTCTAGACTTTCTTTTTTTTACTCCAGGATGACCTCTACTTTCGTTAATTTGTTTAACAACACGATCATATTCTTCTAACGCAGCTTTAGCAGAAGCAGTATCTCCATTTGCTTCTGCAATAGCCAATACTTCTTTAGCTCCTTCTAAAGCATTTTTTTCTTCTGTAGTTAATGGCTTATTGATATCGTCAGGAATTATAGAAGTATCTTTTGTATATAATGTAGCATTAATTAATTTTGTGGTAGCCTCTTTCATTAAACTAATAATTTCTCCTTTAGCTCTAGCCATAAGACTTCTAATTAGTCTAACAGCTCGATTGATATGATATCTTCCCACTGATATTTGATCCTGCAAATACCCAGTAGCTTTACTGACATAAAAATCTCCAAGTTGTCCACCAGATTGTTGATTTGCTCGAAGCATATCTCCAATAATATGAGTCAACGAAGATTTTAAATTTTTTTCAGTTCCACAATTTGGATTAGCAACAACTACACAAAGTTTTCCTCCAGTGGGATTTGTTTCGGAATTTTCCCCAAAGGCTGCCATTAATGCTGGGGGCCAGCCACCTTCTTCTCCTGCTCTGCTAGATGCAATCGGATCTCCGCCTAAAATATTAGTTCCTTCTTCATATCCAGGACCGTTATCAGCAGATGCTTTTCCTTTAGATTCTTTTTGTGGTAAATCTGTTGCTGGATTTATTTCAGATGCATACCTCGTAAAAGATTTACATGTACCTGAAGGATTTGGGTCTTCATTCATTATAGTTGTAGATCCAGGAACATGCCCAACGGATCCCATTATAATTGGTTTTTGTTTATCATTATCTAAATAAAAACCAATTACCCAATCACCTTGATCTAAATTTACAGAAGCTCCTGTACTATTTGAACTACTTCTAGGAGTTGTTACTGGCATCATAGTAGATGCCCATGGTAGATCTTTAGTTGGCATTGCATCGCAATTTTTTAAATGCTGACCTACAATTCTTACTTTATATCTACCCGCTTTTTTTGGATCTCCATTTCTTTTTGTTTCTACTTGCCCAATCCACCAATTAAAACCATCTGATCCTATTTGATTTAATGGAAATAGAGATGCTAATGTTTGATCCATATCAAAAAATGATTTTTATTTTATATTTATCTAACATTCGAAACAGTTTTTCCATAAGAATCTCGTATTAAAGTTAAAAATGTAAATGTTTTTTTAGATTTAGGCATGAATACATTGTTTACAGATTTAATTAAATATACTCCGCTATGTGTTTCGTCATATGGTTGTTGTGATCTATTTGCAGTTGGAATTTGATTGGGTATTCTGATTTCAATTTTATCACCAGCAACTAAAGATGGATTGCCTGGAATTTTTATATTTACTTGTTGATTGACCAAGGAATTTATTCTTGATATTGATTGAGCCATGAAATATTTTTGAAAATCTTGATAGGGAGCAGAAGAAGTTGAATTAATTCCTTTTCTGTCATTAGTTTCTGCTGAAGCTATAGTTGCTTCATTAAACCATAATTCATGATCAAGAACCACACTCATTATTCTAGTAGGATATTTAGATAGCTCACGTTGACCCTGAGGTAATTTTTCTTGCTTTCCTAAATGAGCCATGTTGTCATAACTATTTGCTAATGAATAAGTATATTCTTCATAAGATCCTGTACTGTGATTGTAAAAACAAATTAGTGAAGAAAATGCTCCTGTTCGTAGTTTACTTAAAATATCAATTTCTTCCACGAAATCAATGTCCAAAATTTTATACGCTGGATTACCACCAACACTAATATTTTCTTGAGTGTAAATAGCTACAGGTGGAGTACCATTAAATTTACTAGTAGTAGAACAAAGACTATCAATTGATCTAAAATTAAATCCATTTTTATTTTCATAAAATAAATATCCTCCAGTTCCCATCAATTTATTTTCAGAAGAATTTATTAATGAAGAAGCAGAATTGGATTCTGTTTTATTTAAATTTAGATTAGAATTGGTTGTCTGTTGATTGGTGCTATCATTCGGCACCGCTTTGTTTTTTATAGAATCTATAATTGAAAATGGAGTTCTTTTTCCAGGATTATATTTTATATCGAATTTTGTTTTATCATAGTTAAAATCTTTATTTGTTTTTATATTATCTTTCAACATTTGGCTAATTATAGTTTCTGCCTTTCCACTTAATGTTTTTGGTATTCTTATTCCTTCATTCAATAATGCTTCCAAAGACATTAAACCTAATGTATATTTTTGAAATCTGTCAGCGGTGAATCTATTATAAATTTTATACACTCTAAATTCATATCTATGCTTTTTATCAAATGAATCTTGCAATTCAATTTTAACTTTCTCAAATCCTTGAATAGAAGAAACCAAATTATAACCAGTATCAACTAAATCTAAAGTAGCAGATATAGTTGGCATTAATATATCTTCAAAATAATCAAACCTAACAATTAAATCCATAATATTTTTGTAGCCAGTGTCACCTATTAGTTGAATTTGAGCATCAATTAAATAAAAATTACTAGAAAATTGTATTTGTGCCATGAGTTTATGCGTTAATAAAATCTGAATAATGACCGCTATTTGATAAAGGATTGAGCCCACGACTTGTATTATCAGTTGCAGGCAAAGCAGAAGAAGATGTTTTAGTTTGTTGACTTGAAGGTAAAGTTAATGCAACTATATTGGGTACACCAGAAATAAAATTATCAGTAGCTATATCACCAGAAGAAGTTCTAGCAGAATTCCTAGGATTAAAAGAAACTTTATCGTCTGGTTTACTTATAGAATCGGTTTGCATATATTGTTCAAATGCTTGTAATATTTTTGGTGCCTGAACAGTATTAGATTTCATATCAATTTTTTGATTGTTTGAATTATAAAAATCAAAACCATGTGTTGTTTTATATGCCTGCACTTTACCGTAGCCAGGAACATTAAAATATTTTTTTACATTGGGTTGAATAATATTGTCATAACTAATAAGTTGTTGACCAAGATCAACTGGAGCTATTGGGGTAGTGGGTGTTTGTTGTACTGGGGCTAAAGATCCAACTTGAGTTCCTATAGGCATAACTCTTTGCAGAAATTTATGTTTATTAGCAGTAGAAGCAGTCGGCAAAGGTGCTCCAGATATATGGTCAGTGAATGGTATGCTGTTAGCACTTGTTGGATTATAATAAGTTTCAGATAAAGCTAATGCATTAGCTTCTGCTTCCGATTTCCCAGACGCTATAGCATTTTGTTTTATTTTAGCTGGATCTAATCCACCTCCTCTAATCGCAGCGTTTAAAGAAGTAAGAGCTTGTTTTTCACTAATACCAGGAAGTTTTGGTATTGATTGACTATACTGACCAGTGGCCATTAAAATATCACTTATAGTAACTTCTGATGCTTTTTTTCCAGTAACCCCCCATGCTTCTGGAGTTACTAATCCTTGTTTTATTTCTCTTTGTCTATTCAAAATAGAATTTAAAACATGAGCAGTTCCTTCTTGTGAAGTTCCTGCTTCAGCATTTAACATTTTACCCAACAAAATGGTGTCCTGTTGACTCATTCCTTGTAGACTAACTGGAGATAAATCAGGATTGTCACCTGGAGGTGGAGGAGGATTAGTAGGAATTTCATCAACTTTTTTACCAAAGCTTTCGAGAAGTTTAGAAAACCCTTCAGTAAGTTTAGCTATGATATCTTTTTTGCCAAGAGAATCTTCTTCTGGTTTTTTGATATTTGTCAATCCAGATTTTGCTTTACGTGTTAGCGATGCAGGTAATCCAAAAGAATCTGCAATTGGTTTTGTTATTTTTTCTATTTCTGGAGAAATATTTTCCCCAGCAGAACCCATTGATTTCATCATTTGTGTAGTTGTTGCTAATATAGTTCCGCCAGTAGCCATCATTGGAAGAGACATAGCATCAACAAGTGGTTGAGCTATTTTAGAACCAGAAGTTGTTCCTCCACCAGCAATTCCCATCATATTAGTAATACCAAATCCCATTCTTCCTCCAACAGGAGAATAACCAGTTCCTCTTTCGTATGGTTTTGGTCTTCTAATTCCATCAACGGCACTTGGCTTTCCTTCTGTGTATCTATTTTTCAAAGGCACAACCATCTCATCTCCATGAAGCTTTGCCAGATATCCAGTATCTGGTCCAGAAATTATTCCACCTCTTTCCGCTTGAGGATAACCATAAGCTTCCATCTGTTTCATTTCTGCTTCTCTAGCAGATCCAACACCAATATTTTGAATATTAGTTATAGAAGTAGTTGGTGTTATAGTTTCTGTTGTATTAGATTCATTAACTTTTGTTGATAAATTATCTGGAGTTTCTGATGCAGCAACATCTCTTTGCTGAGCTAGTTTTTGTTTTTGTTCATAATCTTTTGATGTATCAATAGTTTGTTTTTGGAATTGAGTTTGATTGTTAATAGCATTTATTAATGCGTCAAGTTTATCTTCTATAGTATTATTTCTAACTTTTAATTGCTCTGCTATATCTGCTTGAGCAACAGAAGATCTCATAATACCAGAAGAAACTTGCTCACTATTTTTTCCAAGTTTTTCTGCTGTTTTATTTAATGAATCTATTAATATATTAAATGTACTTAATATTTCTTCTCTTGATATTCTGCTTGTTCTTCTAGTAGTTGCTTTTTGTATTTTTTTAGCAGTACTAGGAATTTTTTTATCTACTGCCTTTACTGAAGGATTTCCATCAGTATAATCAAATAATTTTCTAAAACTTTTTACCTTTTTGGGTTTTACTTCAACATTTATAAATTTTCTTTTTAATAAAGCTCCAATAGCTTTGGGATTGTTTTTTATTCTATTTGCTAATTTTATATTTTTACCAATTCCTTTTACTTTAGAAATTTTTTCTCCAATTTTTTCTCCGCCAAATTCATGCTTTAAAGCTTTCTTGAAAAAATGTCCTTCTTTTATTCCAAGTTCTTCTAAAGTTACTCCTTGTTCTAATGCTTTCTTTTCAGCATAATTTCTTTCATCTTCTGCCAGTTGTCTTGCAATAAGAACTTTTTGCACTAGATTTCCTACGGGATTTTTATATCCTCTAGTATCTTGTGGGGTTTCTAATCCAGCAGTCATTTATGTATTCCTATACTTGTGTATTTAGTTAGCACCAAGACGAAGCATAAGTAAATTTCTAGCAGAAGAATTAAGTTCAGTAGTGGATCTCCAAGAACCATCTCCGATAGATTCAAAACTAGTTGAAGTAGAACCATTAATTGTTGGAGCTGATGCTTGATTAATAATTAAAAATTTTGTATCTTCCTTTTTATCAGGTCCTTGTAGAGTTTGAAATTTAGTTTTTTGAGATGGAGGGTGTAAATTTAATCCAACTGCAATAGATCTTTCAAGAGGAGCAGTTAATGCATTTAATTGATCAGCAGAAACTTTATTAGATTTTACATTTTTTTGTAATTCAGGAGACATATTACCCAATTCAAATATACCTCCACCTCTATTACTCAAAGCAAGATCTCTAAATCCTCTATCATATGCTCCATAATTTTTAGCAAAATAAGCTTCAACAGGATTCATTTCAGACTTAGAAGTAATAACTCCTCTACCCTTTCCCTCACCAGATTCAATAGAAGCATCCATATGCACTTCTAAAATTTCCCACCCTTCTTTTTCTTTTTGTTTGTACCAATCTTTTTGTTTATTCCAACCAGAATCATCATCAGTAAACATTGAATCTGGATCCATATATTGAATATTTGCAGAAGGGTATTTGGATTTTAAATTATCATAAGCATTTTTTGCCAACATTCTTACAAGAGATTTTTCTTCTGGAGCACCACCACCAGAAGCATGACCAGGAACAATTAAATAACCCTTATTTCCTACCCCAGAAGTTTGACCAAAATCTTGATTGCTCACGACACCTTGTTTACCAAGACCTTTTGCAGTTGGTAATGATTTATTTGCAGTTGTTTGTTGAGCTTGGTATGCTTGTTGCCTTGTTTTTTCAATTTCACCTTGAGGACCTTTTCTAAGTTCTTTTAAAATATAATCACCAATTTCTCTTGCTTTCGAATGTGCTTGGTGTGATCCTGGTTTAAAAAAATCTAAACTTGTATGAGCACCAGTACCACTTCCAACTTGTGGTCTAGTTCTAGGATCAGCAAATTCTTGTTCTGTTGCCATTCTACCAAGATCTTGACCAACTGATACTTGATCTCCTTGATTAACTTTTATTTCTCCTTGCGGGAAATGTGCATATAACATATCAACTTGAGATCCATCAACAGGATTTGTGGATCTTATTACAACATAATTACCATACCCAGCACCCTTCCTATTATCCCCACCCGTTACATTTGGATTATATTGATGATCAATTTCAACCACAGTACCAGCAAAAATTGCTCTATTTTGAGTGCCTTTTAAAGTAAAATCAATTCCTGCTTGCCCAGGATCTTGACTACCACCAAGCAATACAAACGGTTCAGCACCTACTTGTCCTGGGGGACCAGGGGGTAATAAAGGATTTCTAAAATTCAAAAATTTTGTTTTAATATCATCAATTATTTTTAAAAATTTTCCTTCGGGATCTATCATTTTATAAAGCATCTCAGAAAATATAGTTTCATTAGGAGTATTCATAAGATCTTTTTCTTCCAAAGATAATTCATCAGTAGAAGTTTTTGTTTTGAATTGTTTAAATGTAGAAGATAATCCTGACATATTTCCACCAACAGGAGTAGTAACAACTACATTTGGAACATCATATATTTTTGTTAAAGGAGATGCCACTTGTTTTATCATTGGCGCTATAGAACTTGCTTCTGGACCAGCATTTTTCATGTAATTGAGAGTTGCTGATAATAAGATTCCTCCAATAGGATCAACTGGTGTTGTACGATTCTTAGGAATAACCGCTTCGGTGCCATGAAGCATAGATATTCCTGGTTTAGTAAGACCACCAACTTCATAATCTCCTTCTTTTATTCCTAATGCATCGGCAAAGAAGGCTGCTATGTGTTCATTACCATTTCCAGTAGTAATATCACTTAAATTAGACTCAATATGTTTTGTGTATGCTGTAGTATCTAAATCTCTAAGCACATCAATCGCAGCAAATCCCCATCCAGCTACTGGAATCGCACTACCAAAAGATAAAAATCCTCCTTTAATATCACCCATAGCCATACGAGCAAGACCTTCCCCAAGACCATAAACAGTAGAAATTCCAGGAATTAATTTACCAGCTAGTTTAACAGATAGTTTTTCTGCACCTTCTTTTCCTAATTTTTTAACTAATGCTTCCTGAACCTTACGACTTTTTAAGATTTTAATTAAAATATTATCTGTTTGAGTAGAAAATGCTTTGGCTATTGGTTTATCTACAGAAGAAGCAACTGATTTTTCTACTCCAGGTAATGCAATATGTTCCCATCCCTTTACTACTCCTGTTCTTGCTACTGTTGTTGCTACCTTTGGAGCTAATCTTTGAGAAGCTTTATTAATTATTGATCTAGAAATTTTAGATGCTATTTTTGATGGTAGTTTAGCAATTTTATTAATTCCAAATAAAACTGATTTTAATCTAGCTGGTATATGTTTTTCTATCAAACGCCACAAAAATTTACCAACATTAGTTTTAAAGAATTTTCTCAGTTTACTAATAAAACCAGAACCATTAGAAGAATTATTTAAATTTCTAGTATCAATTGGAGTTTCTAATCCAGAAACTTTTCTTGATCTTTCCAATGCAGTTTCATTTCTTTTAAATTCTTGTTTATCATATACTTCTTTTGCTAAGTGATTTTGATTTAAATATGCATCAGTTAAAGCATCAATTTTGTTCGCTAAAATTTGATCCTGTTCTTCTACTCTTTCAATTGCTTTAAAAGATAACTCTATAGAATTCCTTAATAAATTATTTTGTTCTTGTAAAGAAGCATCTATAGAATTTAATTTATTTTGTATCTGTGTTATTCCAGTAGTCAAAAATTTATATATTTTACTATTACTTACTGAAGATGATTTGTTAGTTTTTTCTTGTTGTGGTATAACTTCCCTACCAGTTTTTTTATTGATGTGATTTGCCAAAGCTTCTCGCAATCCTTCTGGCAAATCATCAAGAACATCCTCATTGATTTCTTCGGTAGTTTTTTCTTGAGCAATATCATTCAATAATTCATCAAGCCCTTCAGGTTCTTCTTCGTTTTCATCATCTTGAGCATCAGTTTCATAAATTTTTTTAATTCTTTCTTCTAGTCTTTTTGCTTCTTCTTCTTTAAATTTTTCTAGTTTTTCTTGGTCTTTTCTAAGAAGTTCATCAATAGCATCCATGATGCCATCAGAAGTTTCTTCTAAAGCATCTTCTGCTTTATGAATAATATTATCAAAAATTTCTTTTTGATCATCTACAAATTTTTCTCCAGGTTTATATACAGAAGTTTCTGATCCCATGTAGACTTCCATTTCAAACTTAGGATCTATCCTAGGAATTTTAAGATAAGGATAATTTCCTCCTTCCCACGCTCCTGGAGTTAGTTCTCTAATCTTATCGAGAATTTTTTCTCTATGCTCAGAAATTTCTTTGTATGTTAATCCTAAAGTATCCTGAAGCCAATCTAATATTTCTGCTTGCTTTGCTCCTTTAGGAAACGGAGATTTGCCTGCAAAATATATTGCGTGATCTAAAATAGATTCAAAGTCTAATTCCCAAACTCCTGATTGCCCCTGAATATATCGTGCAGCAGGAACGTTAATATCGTCCAGAGGAATTACTGCCTCCGTTCCATGTAGTATTATCGGATATCCAGATTCAGGACCAGAGAATACTCCTCCTTCTGATGCTTGTGGAATAGTACCTTTGAAACTATACTTTTTATTAATAGAAGAAGCAATTCCAGAAGTTTTAGATGCAATAGATGTTTTAGGTACAATAGTTCGTATTTTTTTAGGATTTTTTGTATTAATTTTGAGTGTTTTATCTAAAGCACTATAAAAATTTCCAACATCAGTATAGTCATTTTCAACATGATGAGCTATGATTTCTAAATTATCAAAATATTCTCTTTCTTTTTTATCGTCACCTTCAATAGCTTCATATCCTCGTAATATAATATTGAAATCAACTCCTTTCTTTTTACAAATAACTTTTATAGCATTTATTAATATTTTTTTATATACTTTATATGAATTAGTATCAGTAAATAAATGTGCAATTAATCCCAATGATCCTTCAGTTGGATCATTGTTATTTCCAAAAAAGGTTTCAAAAAAAGTTATTGCATAACCTTTACGTGCTTGTCCGTAATCAAGAATTTTAACTTGATAATCATTAGTAATAAAAATATTACCAGCATGAAGATCTCGTTGAGCAATATTTTTCCTATGTAAAGCTCCAATTGCTTCTACAATTTTTCTAAAAATATAATCAGCAAAAACAGGATCATTTTTTATTTTCTTCAACCATTCCGAAAGAGGTTTGCCTTCAAATTTTTGCATCGTAGCAAATCCTTTTCCAGATCCAAGTAACTTAGGAGCAACTCCTATGCCACTAGTTTCTTGAAGCATTTGTATTTCATTTTCTAGGCTCGGTAACCCTCGTGAGTGAGATACTTTTACAGCATTACCCTTAGAAGAATATACTGTGCCAAAAGCTCCTTGACCAAGTTTTTTATCTCCAAATATACTAAAAGCCGTATTGTAGCCAAAAAGTTTCCCAGCTAATCTAATTCTTTTTGATAGTTTAAACTGTGTGGAAGATTTCATCTTTTATTATTTGCTTCCCGTTTTGCTTCTTGTTCTTGTAAATATTGTTTTAATAAAGCAATGTAAACTTCTCGTTCCCAAGGGATTAAATTTTCAACTTCAGTCAAAGAATACTTATGATATTGTAATAGAGCAAAATTAGTTTTATAATACCCTTCCAAACTATTTTGAAAGAGTGCTATGCGAAAAAATTCTGAAGCCCCTCAATAGTATACGATGATTTTATATTAGTGTTTGGATTAACAACTTCAAACTCATGTTTTAATCTAGGCATTGTATCATAAAATTTTTGTACTTGTTCAAATTGTTTTATAGTTAATGTGTCAAGAAATTCCAAAAATTCTTTTTTTGTTGTTGTACTTGAATCGTATACTACATCTTTATCAAAAATTTGTTCCATATGATCAGCAATAAAATCAAAAACTTCAGTAGTTTTCAAATCTTTTCCTAAAAATTCGGCTTCTATAAATCTTTTCATACTAGGATATTTCATAATAATACCAGTATCATCAGATAACATAATTTTATTTGTATGCCCCTCTGGTTTATAAATTTGAACATCATTTATATTAATATCAACATCAACTTGAGTAGTGTTATCATCTTGACACGTAACTTTCATATTGATAATTTCTCCCACAGAAGCAGCTCTAATTTTCAAAAACAAATATTCTAAATCAAATGAAGGAAGATCATCAACCTTAATTCTAGTAATAACACAATTTTTTAATAGCTCTTTGACTGCACTAGTAATTTGAGCATCATCTTCAGATTCCAATGCAAGTAAAAGAATTTTTTCTTCTTTAACGAGAAAAGGTCTATATTTAATATCCTTTCCAGAAGAAGGCAATTTCAATTCAAGAGAAGGAATTCCAATTTTAGGTAAAGTCATACGATTAGTAAAGATTTCATATCATTATTTATCCAGTATAACCATTAGATATATTGTTGTATATTATAGTATGTTTTCTATAATAAAAATTGGCACTGACTTTTGTTATTTGCGAAGTGCCATATGAAAGTGGAATAGCATCTATTGAATATGGATAACACTCTTGAATCAAATAACTAATTGGTGCTCTACTATTTGGAGCACTTTTACCTTTTTCTGTTTTAGTAATTCTAACGTCACACAAATATCGTTCTGGAAAATTTAATCTTACTGCTCTATCAATTTGATTAGCTTTAAGTGATTTTATTTTTTCTAAATTTTTTGCAGTAGTAGTATTATTAGTAATAGCTTCATCTTTTGAATATGCACCAAAGATATAATCATACCATGCAGTCAAAAATTTTAACGGTGTCATATTTGAATCACACATCCAAGATAAACTAAAATCACTATAAAGTTTTGTGTGTGGATAACTAATTGCACCTTCTCCCATTATAACTCCAGTAACTTGTCCAGTAGCAGATTGAACATTTGGCAACTGAGCTTCATCACACAAATGTTTTATTAAATATCCTGGTGAAGATGGGTCGGAATTTTTAGTTGGATCTCCCCCAATTGCTCTAGTAATAGCTCCAAGCAATCCTGCTGTCTTTGGATTACTACTTAGTTGAAACTCAACATCATATCCATTTGTCATGGACATGCCACCAGCTTTTGATATTGCTGTTAGAAAACTACTTATTGATGATTGAGCCACTCTAAATATCTTTGAAGACCTATTTATATTTATGGCTTATTCTGGTATTTACAAACCATCAAATCCAAAAAAATATAAGGGCAATCCCCAAAGAATTATCTATCGTTCTTTGTGGGAAAGAAAGTTATTTGTTTATTGCGACACAAATAAAAATGTGGTCGAATGGGGTAGCGAAGAAATTATAGTGCCATATATTTGTCCAACTGATGGTAAAGCACATAGATATTACCCAGATGTTTATATAAAAATATTAAGTAATACAGGTGAATACAAAAAATATATTATTGAAGTAAAACCAAAGCGTCAAGTTGAAGGACCAGATCCCAATCCAAAAAGAAAAACTGCTAATTGGAAAAAAGAAATTAAAACATTTATAAAAAATCAAGCTAAATGGAAAGCTGCTAGAAAATATTGTGAAGATAGAAAAATGGAATTTGTAATATTAACAGAAGACCACCTAAAGGTATAAAAAATGTCAGAAAGAAAGAATGATTTAAAGCCAAAACCATATGCAAAAACCAACCCAGAAAAATGGGGGTATCTTACTGGGTATGAATTAGAAGGAGGTCTATCAGCAGATACTTATACTAGAGATCAAATAAGAGCATTAGCATCAAAATATGGTGTACCTAGATATTCGTCAGAAAAAAATATGCATACTTTGGTTGAAGTAATAAAAAAAACCAAAGGTTACATTGAAGCAAATCCAAATCCCAAACAATCATCTAGAGAAAATAATTATAAAACAATATTTGAAATCATAAGAGATAAATCAAAAGGATCGGCAAGACCATTTAGTTGGTACAAAAATACAATCAAAACTTTATCGAATTCTTTTTCTAGAGAACCAACTAAATTAATTCTCAGTGAAAAAAGAGATGCATTAGATGATTTAATTTATCAAGATAGAAATATAAACAGAAAATTTGTTTATACTGGTCATTTATATTTTTTTGATTACAGAGCAGAAACAAAAGAACTACCTTACTATGACAAATTTCCTTTAGTATATGTTCTGAAAGTTGAAAATGATTGTTTTTATGGAGCAAATTTACATTATGTAGAACCAAAAAAAAGATTGAAAATTATTTTAAATTTAGAACACGACAAAATAGACATCCCTAAAAAAATCATACATAAATATTTAAAGACTAGATGCGGTGAATATTACTTAGATCTAGCAAAACAAGAATGGCAGTCTGCAATTCTTTTGCCAGTTGAAGATTTTGTTTTGATGCGTGGTAATGGAAGCATATCTTACGATAAAGAATTGGTTTGGGAAGAAATGAAACAATACTACAGCAATAGATTGTTAGGAACTAGAATCGTAAGAGGAAAAAACAAAAAAGATATCGAGAGAGTTGACTAATGCCACAACTAGGAGAAAGAAAAGCAAATGGAGCAGGAACAGTAGATGGATACTGGGATGGTAGTAAGTATGTGCCTAAAGAAGTCTGGGATAAAAATCCATCTAATCCCGACAATAAATCATCTTCAAATAAAGAAGATATACATACTGATAAAATAACTATTAGAACTCCAGCAGTTAATAATTCAACTCCCGTATCAGGTTCATTAAGATATCCCCACGATTATAAAATAGCATCTTCAAGTGATTACATAGTATTTGAATTTTTTGAATACACACCTCCATTCGGAAGAGCTGCAGGGGAAAGTTTCGGAACTCTTGGAGACAATCTTTTTGCGAAAGATGGTTATGATTTATATAACCTATCAGGTGTAGTGGGAAAGCACACTAGAGTATCAAAAGAAGTGAAGCCTATTGTGATGTATATGCCAGAAGATTTACAATCACAATATGGTTCTAGATGGGGAGGAGCAGACTTTGCTACAGGTGCAGTTGGCGCTATGAGAACTTTTGGGGGGAAAGCAGATTTAAATCCAAATGTGGCACTAACAAATGTGGCAGGAATGGTAAAAAACACTTTATACGATGCACTATTAAAACAAATAAATGAATATACAGGATCAAATATAAATTTAAATCAAATACTTGGTGCTGTTTCTGGGACAATTTTAAATCCAAATACAGAAATGCTTTATCAAGGTCAAGATTTAAGAACTCTTTCTTTGTCTTTTAAAATGACTCCAAGATCAGATAAAGAAGCAAAAGTAATAAAACAAATATGCAATAGATTCAAAAAAGCTTCTATGCCTTATGTGGGAGGACAAGCATTGGGAGGAACAGTTACTGCAGCAAATTTATTAAAAGTTCCTTTAGTTTGTCAAGTAACATTCATGAAGGGAAATACAGTTCATGAATATTTACCACAATATAAATTGTGTGCTATAACTGGAGTAGAAGTAAATTACACACCAGATGGATCATATGCAACTGTTGGAGTAAATGGATCTCCAGTTTCTACACAACTAACAATAAGTTTTAAAGAGACTAAGATTTTATTTGGTAATGATATAAATATCGACGAAACGGGAGCAAGTTATTGATATGTATTTTAAAAACATACCAGCTATTCAATACGATACAAAACCAATAAGCTATCCATTCTCAAATTCGGATTATGTTTTAGCGAAAAATTTTTTTAGAAGATATCAAGTCAATCCAGATGTCTTTTCTTATGCAATATTCTTCAAAAAATATGCAATTGTTGATGGAGAAAGGTTAGATCAGATAGCACAAAAAGCATATGACGATCCATTTTTAGATTGGATTATAATACTAACAAACAATATAATCAATCCATCATTTACAATGCCAATGACAAACAGTGAACTTAGAAAATATTGTGAACAGGTTTACGAAGATCCATATTCTTCTATACATCATTACAAAACATATGAAGTAAAAAATTCATTGGGTCAGGTTGTATTACCAAAAGATCTAATTGTAGATTCATATTTTAAAAATAAACCATTCAAATATTGGGACAATGGATCAGTTACACAAAAAGCAGGAAGTCAAATCACAACGCCAGTAACTATATTTGAATACGAAGAAGAAAAAAATGAAAAGAAAAGAAATATATATTTACTTAAAGGAGAATATATAGAACCTTTTATGTCTGATTTTAGAAATACTATGTTGTATAAAAAATCAAATAGTTATATTTCAGCAACAGTCAAAAAAACAAACTAAAAAAGGGGGCGTAAGCCCCCTTTAAACTATCAATCTTCTTCAGCCAAACGAGCAAAGTAACTCAGGGCATCATCGTCATCATTGGTTGATGATGTAGAAGCAGAAGTTTTCCTAGTAGCAAAGGATTCTGCAACCGAAACTGGCTCTTCTTCCTCTTCTGCTTGTGTTGCTTGACTACTAGCAGAAGCACCTAGAACTGCATTCAATCGAGTTTCCAGTTCATCATAAGTTTTAAATTCAGAAGCAGAAGTGAACGCTGTAAGTGAGTGTTCTTGTTTCCAAATCTGTTCCATTTCATCATCATCAGAACTCAATGCAGTTGGAGCAGAAAATTCAGAACTATCATAGTTCCAATATCCACCAACAGTTTTGATCTTGACTTTGAAGTTAGCTCCTTCCCAAAAATCAAAAACATTTACAGGAGTTTCATCTTGAAATTGTGGTTTCATAGCTGCCAAAATTTTATCATGAATTTTCTTGCCGTATTTAAACAAGAATGTTTTACCTTCGTTATGAGGATTTTTGGGGTCCTTCACTACATATATATTGCTATAATAAGAAAGCTTGCGTTTGCGTTGGCGAGCAATTTCTTTATCAGGTTCAAAACCACTGTTCCAAAGTTTAGTGTTTTCTGCACAGATTGGACAACGTTCCCCATTTGTAGTTAGGCAGTTATCAATCAGCCATCCACCAGGACCTTGAAAGGCATGGGAATAAACTTTAGCCCAGGGAACAGATTCTCCTTCTGGAGCTGGTAGAAAACGAATGACAGCATATCCATTTCCAGAAGAATCAAGTTCTGGTTTCCAGAGCCTATCATCGGAATTGTTTTGTGTTGTAGATTTCTCCAATTCTTTTTGAAGAAATTCAAAATTATTTTGGTTTTTGCGCTTAAGTTCAGCAAAAGACATATATTACCTCGGATTTTTTGGATTCGGCTTGTGTGACTCCCATCACTTTATTAGTATATCATGGGTTGGGCTGGGTGTCAAGTGCCCTCTTGATTCAATTTTTTACGCATATCAAGTACTTTATTTAGTAGGCTGTCAAACATAACATTTATATTATCTGATGGATTTGCGCCTAACATAACAGCAGCTTGTTTCATACTATTCAACATATCAATTGCTTCTGGATCATCACTTAAAGACAATCTAGCATTAAATATTTTTTGTTTTTCGATTAATGTTTCTAGAACATCAAAGTATTCTAATTTTTTTTCTTTAGCAAGAACGGGGAATGCTGATGCAGATTGAAAACAATAACGTTGTAATTCCATTATCTGCTGTAAATCTCCACGTACCATTTCCGATTTAAAAAATTCAGACATATTATACTAGCATTAGTTTTGCTCTAGATGTTTTTTTCATGTAATTTAATTTTTGTGCATCATATTTTAGTTTTTCTTTCAAAGGTTTAGAAACTAATTTAGATACAGATTCTATTTCTATTTCATTAATTTCGCAATAGTGAATTATTGCATCAATATAATTCATTGAATTATTGAGTGCTAATTTTTCAATCTCCTGCGAAAATTTCGCAGTGGTCATAAATTTATCCTCCAGATTTTCTGGCGTAATTTTCTTCATACTCCTTAAGGTATTTTTGTAATGTGATAAAATATTCTTTTCTAGGAGGAACGATGCTAACTTGAACATCGCCATTTTCACAAGCGACTATTGTTACAAGTTGCTCAACTTTCAAACCATATAATTCCTGCAACATACAAGCATAGGTTATTTCTTGTACATAATAATCATATAGGTATTCTTCTTTTTTTTCTTCTGCCGAAGTTTTAAAATCAATAATTGAAAGTTTTCCGTTGTATTCAGCTATACAATCTACCCGACCAGCGATTTTCAAGTAATCAGAATATAACGCAGCCTCCTGAAGGTATATATTATTTATATTATCAAGAATCTTTAAGGAAGAATTAAACATGATCCATATTAAAGGTTGATCCCTATATAAGTTTGGATCATGTTTATTGTTTAAATAGTTTTCCACAAGTTTGTGATACTTGTTTCCTCTATTTGTGGAATAAGCAGATATTCGATTAGCTTCTTCTACTCCAACTCGTTTTCTCCATCGATTAATAATTTCAACTTTTTTCGGATTATTACTAATCACGGTGGTTGCTGAGGCATACTTATTTCCAGAAGGAGTAAGGTAATGACGTTTGCCATTTATATTAATAGTTTTTAATTGAATTGGCTCTAAACCGACGTGATTAAATATTTTCATAAACCCAAATTAATTTTTGCAATGATATACGATTTAATTAATCCAGAGCGGACAATATCTTCAACACCAAATTCAACAAGAGATACTTCTTTCATTTGCTGAAGAATTTTTTGAAAATCAATAATTCCAGAACGTTCGTTATTACGTTGAAGATCAGATTGAGTAGCATCACCACAAAAAATAATCTTAGTATCTTCGCCAACACGAGTAATAATAGAATCAAGTTCGTGAAAATTTAAATTTTGACATTCATCTACAATAACAATAGCTTTATCTAAAGTAGTACCACGAAGAAAAGAGGTTGACCAAAAAGAAATTGTTTCTTGATGTTTTAAGTTTTCATAAAGCATTTCAAAGCTACTATCATCTGGCATCTCAAACATATACTTTACCATATTCTTATATGGAATTTGATAAAGGGATGATTTATCTTCATGTGTTCCAGGAAGGAATCCAATCTCTCTAGTAGCAACTAGAGAACGAACAACATATACTTTTTCATATGGTGTGTTTTCATCTAACACATCACGGAGAGCTAGATACATAGCAACAAATGTTTTACCAGTACCTGCAGCTCCATAAACAAATAAGTTTTGGCCTTTACCATACTCCTCAAACATAACACGTTGGTTATCTGTAAGAGGTTCAATGTTTAGAAGATAATCATAATTGATTGGTTTTCTTCTTTTTAATTGTTTGGTACTCATACCATTAATATCAGGTTGATTTCTTTTTCTTGCTCTAGGCATATTACCACTCCACTTGTGATCTAGGCATTTTTGACACTCTATTCATAATATCATTCCATCCAGGATGTGTTTTCCCCATTTTATTTCTCCAATCTCCAACTTCCCCAACACCAGCAACACCAGCGGTCCAATCTTTATCCCATTCGGGATTGTCTTTTTTCCACTGTTCGTATTGTAACATCGACATATAAAGTTCTTGTTTTTCTCCAGTTTCTTTATGTACAACAGGATATGTAGGCATTAGTTCCACTCCAAAGCATTAGCGACTGTCGGAAATTGTGTAGAGAAAATTTTCTTAGACATCTGAGCAATTTCCATGTGCTCTTTTTGAGTGCCATTTGCTGAACGCAATTCTATATAATGTATCCAAGAACGAACAGAACCAGTCATGTAAATTCTTGTCGGTACTGCCAAAGGAAGCACAAACCTTGAACATTCCTTAGCAATTCCAGCATCAAGCATATCATCATATAGTTCTTGTGCTTCAGCAAACAACATTCGAATTCGTTGTTGGAAAGCAATTACAAGTTCAGTATCAAGATCATCGATAGAGTTTTGGCGATTTTTTGTATCTTGGCGACGAAGTTCTGGTACAGGAATCTCTTCTGATAAAAGATTTGTATCAGCATATCGCTGAGAAAATTCTTGATAAGTAAAGCTTCTGTGACGAAGAATTTGTGCAGCAAGACCCCTGGTTGTATTAATTTCAAGAGTCATGTGTGCTTGTTCAAACACACTCCAATGACCATGTTCAATACAATATTTAAGTAGTCCCGAAATCTTCGGGTTTTCCTGATTGTTCGGATTGCTCACCCTCGCTATGTACGCCATTGCTTCCTCCGCCTTCGGAGTCGATGTTATCAATTTCACTGATTGATGATTCATAGAGAGATGAGTCAAGTTTGTATCCAAATCCACGGGTTGATCGCTCATATTCTTGTAGGTTTTTACGAAGTTTTTTAATCTCATGACGACGTTTCAAAATTTCAACGTATTGATCATGGTTGTAGTTTGGGTTATCTAGTGCTTTTGAAAGCATTTTAGTAGCCCGTTTTAATGATGGCATATAATCAAAATAGATCTATACACATCATAACACAAAAAAAGAGGGGTGTCAACCCCTCAGTTATTAACGCATTGCCATATGAAGTTGTGCCTCTTTGAGGCGCTTCTCCTTCAGCATTTTTTGTTTAATTAATATAAGTGCCATAGGTTTTCTCCTTAGTTGTTTAGGTTAAAGAGCGTTCCTTCAAACAACGTTGCGTCCTAAAAGGATGAACGTTCCGTTCCTAGTCGTTTTACTTCCGTCCCATATGGGATGAACGTTGGTGTATTATAGCATACGCCAATGTATATAGTCAAATAATTTTGTATCGTATGTTACCGTTCAATATAATCAATTCTGTGTGTTTTAGCTTGTAACTGTTTGATAATCATATCACAAGCAATTTTTGGATTTGAATCGCCACATGTAAAAACATCTACTGCTGCTTCCCCTTTCTCTGGCCAAGTATGAATGCTAATATGACTTTCAGAAAGTAAACAAATAGCAGTAACTCCTTGGGGATTAAATTGATGTGACATTGTTTGCAAAACTTGGGCTCCACACGATACGGCAGCATTTTCAAGTAAATTACACAGAAAAATTTCATTGTTTAATAAAAACAATGAACAATCATATAAATTTAATAAGTAATGCTTTCCCATTTATTTTTTCTTTTTTTCAGTTTTTTTCTCATTGGGCCAAAGCCTTGGATTAACACGTCCTTCAGTTTGTTTAAAAGATTTTAATCCTTCTCTGTAACGATCCCAATAATAATCAAATATGTCAGCCCTTTTATTGCAAGTTACAATATCATAATTTATATTATTGTTTATTTCATATGTTACCAAAAAAGCATTATATGGAAGTGTTCGATCATCAGCTAATTTTTTTTCACACTTCTCGTGAAGTATAGTAATCTTCAAGAACGACCACCCCATTTAATTTGAGGGAAAGCTTCTTCTACACATGCTCTAGTAATTTTATATCTTTTGCCCAATTCTTTATCTTTAACTAAAATTAAAACTTGAGCTTCTTCTTCATGCAATCCTTCTAACATTTGTATAAAAAGATTTTCACGTTGAGCTTGTCTCAAAGATGAACCGCCCTTAAAGAAAACATAAAGGCGACGATATTCTTTTTCCAAAACAGTATGTTCAGTTCCTTTAGGTGCATCATTTACAACAAATGGTACTTCACCTTCAGGAAGAACTGAAACAACACTTTCGTCAAAATTTGCAATGAGTATAGCTCTTAGTGCTGGGGTATTATATTGATTAAGCAGATTTATTTTTTCTGCTTTTGTTTTAGCATTACTTACTTTTTGTAATACTTCGGAAATTAATAGTTTCATTTTTCAAATGGCGATTTATTAGTACGAAAAAAATAATCTTGCATTAAGTCATTCAATTTATGTTTAGAAAAATAATCTAATGGTAGTTTTTTCTCACCTATATTTATAGAACTATATTCTTCTAGTATTTTATTTTCTATCTCTTCTGGTATGCAATCAAAATCAATTAAAACTTTATTTCTACAATAATTTCTATATTGTTCTTCCGTTTCACAAAATTTAGAAGGCTCTGTCTCCAACCATTTGGAAATTTTTTTCTGGCTTATGGGCTTTTGTCTTTCTCCAGAAACAAATACATCATCTTTAGATAAAATATTTGGTATCCCATCTGATTTATCGCCCCTTATTATATGTTCTTTTATAAACATATAAGGATCATCAGAAAAAATATAAGATTTGGTAGCTGGATTATATTGTTTTACTCCAGGATATTTTTGTAACTGAATAAAATCTTTATCTCCCGAAAGAATCAATATTTTTTCTTTAGATTTATTTTTACACAAAACAGAAACAACATCATCTGCTTCTGCTCCATCTACTTCGACAACTTTATATGGAAAATATAATTTTATTTCATCTCTTATTTTATTTAATAATTCAAATATAGATTTCCAATCGTGAGAAGATTTTTCTCGATCTTTTTTTCTATTTTGTTTATAAAAACTAAAATGAATTTTTCTCCAATAATGTTTAGAATCATATGCTAAAACAACTTCACCATATTCAGATTCAAATTGTTTTTCATATGCTCTTAAACTAGAGAGTACCATATGACGAACAAGATCTTCGTCCATTTCTTTATTTTTTATCTGCATCATCAGATTTGATATCATAATCTGATTCATATCAATAATAATCATTTAATTTTATTCCTCTTCGTCTTCAAATTCATCTTCGTCCACAAATCTAACTGACAAAAGTTCTTCGTTAATCCAAATACCATCTTCATCATACATTTCGGGATGAAATTGAACTGTGTTAGGTTTAATCAAATAATTATAAGCAAACTCATTTAATGTCCACCCAATCATAAGTCCTACCATCAAACAAAGAATCATAAAAAATGCAGAAAAAAATAATACTACTGAGATAGACATTTGTTTCTCCTATTACTACAGGTTTTTTTGTCCTTCCCATGTAAATTCAAATTTTATAGTATATTTTTTGCTTAGGAAAGAAATTGTTTTTTCTATTAGAAATTGTTTTTTATTAGATTTTTTAATTTCCCTCCTGAGCATTAGCTCCATACCTCTATTTATTCCAGTTTGTTCATTCATTTTTTTTAGACGAAACTAATTTTTTTTCTACAAATAATTTTACTACATCGACTAATCCACCCACAGGATTCCCATCTATTATAGTATAAGGAAACCCTGTGGCATTAGGGTACATAGAAGAAAATTCATTTCTACTAATATCTTTTCCGACATGAACTGTTTTGTATTGAACATTTGCCCTATGCATAAGTTCTTCAATTTTTACACAGTATGAACATCCAGATACTTTATAAATTATTATTTCCATTTTAATTAAAATCCTTCAATTCTCCTTTGTAGTAAACATACCAATCAATTCCTTTACCAATCGTATCTCCATCGCAATATATATCCTCTCCATCATATTCAATTCCAGATACAATAGTCCAACATTCGGCAACTTCATTAAGAGTTACAACCAGTTTAGATGAATCGAATTCTTCGTCGTCAGGCAATTCCAACTCACCAATATAACTACCACGTTCATAAGAATTATAAAAAATCCAAACACCTTCTGTATTATCCATTTCATAATGAATTCTAGCAAAAGGTCCTTTATATTCTTCATCTTCTGGAAGACCTTCTTCAATATCTTCTTTTGTATAATATGGAAGTTCTGTAATTGATTTCATCCAAATTTGATTTTCTTCGTCATCTGCTAAACAAACCCCGATGTTTTGATCTGCTGAATCTGGACCCCAACAAATGCATCCATCAGTAATAGTATCCCACGTAGGAAAATCTCTTTCTGAATCATCCCAATCGCGGTTTATTTCTTCAGATAAAATATCTGCATCAAATTCAATATCTCCATTTTCATCAAAAGAAAAGTATTTTTCTATTTGTTCTTTATGTAGTTGAACAGCACCCAATTCATTGAAATAAGTTCTGTGCCATGGGCTATCGCCACAGCTAATCCAAACTTTATATTTTGTCATATTCAATAAAAAAAATCACCTACGTATTGTAGGTGATTTTAAGAGATTTGTCAAGTACTTTGGGCGATGGTAAGAAATCTGATTTCAAATATTTTGATGGTGGTTTAAAATCTTTAAAAGGTCTATAAAGATTTGGCCAAGTGTCTCGAATAATTTCATCTAATTTGTACGGTGTTTTTTCATCAATCATTTCAATTAATTTTTCTTCTTGGAGGATATCGATATAAATTAGATGGAGCTTCTGGTTTCATCCAGTTTTTAATTTTTTTACAATTCTCTTCAGAAAAAAACTCTTGATTATAATACCATTCCTCCCAAGGAGTATGTCCCTTAGATTGATTACATGAATGGCAACATGCCACCACATTGGTTTTGATATCTAAACCACCTTTACACTGAGGAAGGATATGGTCTAGTGTAATATTTTCTTCTGATCTACAATAAGCACATTCGTTGTTCCAAGCATCTTTTATATTTCGTCTCCACAATCGTTTTGCTTCACTTTTAGATGTTGTATGAAGGTTAAACACGTAATCCTTAGGCGAATGTAAGGGAACCATAAGTGCTTGCGACTTATTGATATTTATTTCACAATAGAGACATTAGAAAGAGGAACACTCCGAAGAGTTGGAAGAACAGGAGGATGAGGAGCATAAAAAAAGGAGTCCTTTTAGAACTCCTCTATTTATTTTTGGGTTTTATATCAACCGATAGAAGGTGCAGTCAAAGCAACTTGAGTTGTTTCAGCAGCAGCAAGATCTAGGGGAAAGTTGTGGGCATTACGTTCGTGCATAACTTCGAATCCCAACCCAGCAGAATTTAAAATATCTGCCCAAGTTTTGATAACGTGATTTTGATTATCCAGAATACTCTGGTTAAAATTCAGTCCGTTGAGATTAAAAGCCATAGTGCTCACACCGAGAGCAGCAAACCAGATGCCTACAACAGGCCAGGCAGCAAGGAAGAAGTGAAGTGAACGTGAGTTATTAAAGGACGCATATTGGAAAATAAGACGACCAAAATACCCGTGAGCCGCAATTATGTTATATGTTTCCTCCTCTTGTCCGAACTTATAACCATAATTCTGTGACTCAGTTTCTGTTGTTTCACGAACGAGTGATGAAGTAACCAAAGAACCATGCATCGCAGAGAACAATGAACCACCGAAGACACCAGCAACTCCAAGCATGTGGAAGGGGTGCATCAGAATGTTATGTTCTGCTTGGAAGACAAGCATATAGTTAAAAG